GAACCGTAGGACAATCGAGCATAGGTTTACTAGGAGGGGGTTGGGAAACCGGCCCCCTCTTTTGAGTAAAGAAGGGAGATGCGATGGCTGACGTTACCGACGAGCAAAGACAAGCTGCGAACAACCTGACGACTATTGCGAACTATAATGCGCAGTCAACTAAGAATCAGCTTGCTCAGCAGCTTGAGAACTACGACTTGGCCGATAAGCAGAACCGCGCCCTTGCCGATACGGAGAAGAACCAGTCAAGCAAGTCGGCAGCAGCCGATCGGTTCGCTCAGAACAAGAAGCTGCAAAACGCAACAAGAGGTTTGCTTGGCACTGTTGGTAGCGGCCTTTATGGTTCTACCCTGTACAATATCATGGACATGCTTCGAAACCGTCAGGACCTCGACAGTCAGGCAACGCTCAACACGCTTCAGCAGAACTGGGATACGGCTGAGAACGCATACAACGAATCCGCCAATGCAAACGTCCTGTCCCGAAACGATGCTGCAACCAATGCGGAATATGCTCTTCGCGGCATCCAATCCGATACAGCGGCTCAGCTGAACAACATCAATCCCGACCTGTTTGTTGCTCCTGGTGAGGGAGACACCAACGTCGGTGCCGATGGTACGGCTGCGGATAATAAGCATGAAGCGAACCTGGCGAGGATGAGCGGGTATATAATGCCAAGTAAGAATCAGATCGAACAGCAGACTAAGCCTCGATCTGTTACCAAGAACTCTTATTTCAACAAGCTTATGAACGGATACAGGGGGTAGAACAATGGAGAATATGGATGATTTTCTGGATATGTTCCTGTCCATGACTCCTTCTCCGGAGCCTGAGATCATGCACGGCGGCAAGCCAGAGCACGCAGGTCACGACCTCGATGATGAAGACGAGATCAAGATGATGCTCAAGAAGATCATGTGCATGCTCGCTAAGCTCCATCTCGACGATATGCCCGAGCCTAAGGAAGGCGAAGGCATCGACGTGCTCTACAAGGAAGACGGCGAGCCCGACATCAAAGGCGCTTTCAAATCCATCAAGGGCGTCATTAACGGCGACCCGTCTGAAGATAAGGAACCTGAAAAAGATTCCAAAGAAGAGAAACCCGAGGACGAGGACAAGAACGAGAAGAAGTCCCCGTTCTGCAAGGCTCGGAAAGGAGGTTTCTAATGGGATTCAAACAGACTGTGAAAAACGCTAAGAAGGCAGCAAAGAAGAAGTCTAAGAAGTGCGGCAAGTAACCTGAGGAGGAACCATGTCGAGAGGGCTTACTATAGCCGAACTTGTTCAGCAAGTTTACTACGCCATCTACAAGGTCCGCATCGACGTGGACGAGGGAGTGGACGGCGCGTTTTCTTCTAAGACTGACAAGTTCAAAGAAGTTGTAATGGAAGCTAACCTTGTCCTTCAGGAGTTTCAGAAGGAGCAGGATTGGAATTTCCTTCGAGACCGATGGGAGATCGGCTGGGCTTTCAATCCCCATCATGGGATCCAAGAGTTTCAGATTCCTCCTGATGTCTACAAGATCTGCTCTGGGTTCAATGACGCCGTCCGCCTGCACAACCACGGCGGCTTCCTCGAAGTTCCTATCACGTCTCCGCGTTCTGGCAACCACAGTGATGTAGCTATGTTCGATCAATACGGGCAGCTCGATGTCCACGATAACCGAGTCAAGGCGTTCGTTGTGGGAGATACGCTCACCTTCTCGCGTCCTTGGCAACCTATCGAGCTTGGCTCGCTTATAGAAACTGACGTAATTTCTACTGTGCAGCCGCTGCACATTTGCGATGACCGGTGCTCCGATAACTGCCCGAAGGCGTATAAGGAGCGAGTGTTGACTTGGTGTCCTGACCCTCTGTACTTCGTGTATAAGATCGCATCCTACCGTGCTGAAGGTGACCCGTCTGTCTCCGAGATGGTAGAGAGCTTGACCAACAAAGCCAAGATGATGCTATCTGCTATGCGCGAGAACGACTCAGCGCACACCGTTCCCGATACCTACCAGACTGCACATCTCGGGTACATCGAGGTGATCTGATATGGCAGGCAAGGCATCTTCTAAGAAGAAAGCATCTGGAGGCGGACGACCTAGAAACTCCGAGCCTCAGGTTCAGGTTTTCAAACAGTTTACTGGAATGAACATTCAGGAGAACCAGGCGGACTTCGATTCATCTGGGATCTCCCATGATCAGGCCGATCTCCAGATGACATATATGGAGATTCAGAACAACGTAGCTATAACCTCGATGAAGACGCTGGAGACGGTGAACAAGACTGTGGAGAGGTTTCTCATCCCTCCAACAGGCACTAAGTTCACTGGCCCCATCGTCAACATCGGGGCTTATATCTATGCAGCCACTGTTAATGCGGATTCTTCCGAGTATGCAATCTATAGGACTGAGGTTCTTGACCCAACGAACTGGACGAAGATCGAAGTCAAGAGCGCCGTTTCAAAACCAGAAACGATTCCAGGCACAACCGAATGGACTTGGATCGGTCCCGTTGGCGGGTACATCGTAGCGCTTACCGCTTTGAATAACATCTTCATTAGCGAGTACAAGGAAAACGAGCCGATCAATGACTTGAGCTTCTATCCGAAGATCGATTCTCCTAAGGAAAACAAGCTTACCATCTATGCAGACCCCTGGGTATATGGAAGACAATATGCTCTATACCCACGAGGATCTCTTAAAATCAAAGAGGTAACTGCTATCGATGAGGCTCCTCCTGCTGATATGCAATACCGTATCGGAATCACCTATACGCTCTGCAACGTGTTCGGACCTACTGAAGCGGCTCCTATCAAATACTATTGGGTGAACAAGCCTACGACAGAATGGTCCTCATCCTGCTACCTGGCTATCGACCATAAGGCTGATAAGGCAGATGGTTTCAATGCAATGGAGTTCTACTACGTTGAAGGAGAAGCTCAGGACCCTGCGTTCTTCTACCGTCTTGAGTTCGATCTCGATGGACCAGATCCTCGCATGTCCTTCCATTGGGACGGCTATAACACCAATACCGATATGTGGGCTATCGCGAACCTCTCTGTCCCCACGAAGAACTATACGGCTGGAGTAGAAGCTAAATACGCTACATCTATCGATGGTCGTGTTTACTTTTGGGGCAATGTCGAGAACCCTGCAAGGCTCTACATCGGAGGCAACCCAGGTAACGAGCTGTCTATCTCTACTGGAACAGGCGGCGGTTTCGTAGACTGCGACCCCGGTCAGGGAAACAGGATCAAGGTCGTTGTCAAATATAAGACGCAATCTGGCAACAACATCGTCACGCTGCTTTGCGACAATCCGAACTCTCAAAAAGAGTTCCGTTACAACCTTGTTGAGAACAATGTCAGCCTCTCCTCTGAGCAGTCTGTCAAAGGATGGCAGGCTGAGCATGTCTCAGGCGCCGTCGGTTGCAAGTCTCCGTATGGTGCTGTGGTGGCCGCAGACGGCCTGTACGCCGTGTCTAGGTTCGGTCTGGCTCTCACTACGCTTACAATGGAATACAACTCTCAGATTCGAGCTCAGTACGTCTCAGACGCTATCGAACCTGTATTCACAGACCAGATTGGGCACGAGTTCTCCGACGCTGTTCTCATTGAGATGAACGACAAGCTCTACCTCGTGTTCGGCAGCAATGCCCCCGAATCCCTCGGCGAGAACTATCTTGAGGGAATCATCTTCTGCTACGACATCGACGGCAAAGCCTGGTGGACGATGACGATGCAGAACGAGGATCCCATCATGTCCATCGTGCCGCTTGATTATGAATCTGCTCGCGAAGGCTTGATGTGCCTCACGAAGGACTACGCGAGCTTCATTCCGCTCACGAAACCTGACAAGCCAGAAGACGATCCTGTTGATTTCTATATGCAGTCTGGTCGTATCGGCGTCGCCCAGCCTCTTAACGGGTTGCAGAACCTTGTGCAGCTTGAGTTCAGATTCGATTATTTCTGCGGTTCAATGGAGATAAAACTGGTTGGAATCGACCAACTTGGTAGGAAAGTTACCACAACCAAGCGAATAAACCACGAAATACCGGTTTATAACCTCGCTGAATACATGCGAGTAGATCTGAAGCTTGAGAGCTATACCTTGTCTTTCAAGGGCAAGGCTCGGTTCAGGATGACCCATTTCATGGCTAAGACCTTCAACCTCACGAACAAGCGGGGCATTGTCTGGGGTTTCGATTCCTCCCAAGGACTGCACTCGGACAACGACATCCGAGTTTATATAAAAGACTACAACGATCTGAAGCAAGCAATCATCCCGTAAGGAGGAAACTAAATGGGTTATCGAAGAATCAAGCCGCCTAAACACCATCATCGTCGTGATATGGATAACAAGACGACTGGCGGCGTCATCTTCTTGGAACCTGGAACGACGGCCAAGTTCTCCATTCCCTGTTGGTACCGTATAGTAGGCTGGCCTATCCAGGTCCATGGGCACAACCGAGACTTCCACGATTGGCTCGGCTGGCCTACGCCAGATCATCCTGACCATAGCTGCCAGGAATGGGACTACGACCACTCCTGCTGCCGTCATGGTCACGCTCACTGCGAGCCTAAGAGATGCCATGATTACATCGACATGTGCAAGCTCTACCCTATTCATCTCAAGAAGGAAGGGTATGTCGTCAGCTGTGAAGTTTCCGATATTCCCGTTCCTCAGAACATTTACCTGAGATATATGGACCTCATCAATTGGGACCAGCCTGATGAAACCGATTTGAAAAAGGCATTCGACAAGATGAGCGAAGATGAGTTCCGCGCTTATCGCAAATGGCACATTTCTCAGAAGATGCACGTCACGGCTGAACCATCGATCAGAAAAGGCTCCGATTGGATCATCGATGTTAGAGTTAATGCAATCATGGCAGAAACTGAGATGTTCCCATTTGACGAGGCAGAGAAAATTGTTACCGTTGTCGTTTCGAGATCTTTCGATGATGACAGCTCTGCTACTAAAAAAGAAGTCGTAGGAAAGTTCATCGTCAAGGTCAACGATCCTGGTCGAGTCAGCGGTGGTGCTCAATGAGAGTAACGGACGCGCGGCAACCTATCGTGGTTCTTGGCGGGATCTACCCTCAAGAGCGCGTTGTCGTGAGAAACAACGAGTCAACGACAATCATGTCGATGTTGTACACCGAGAAGCCGTCCTCGCTCATGGCGGTCTCGTGGCAGGAATACGGTCCTATCGTCGCAGGAGAGATGGGCTACGAGAGAACTGCCTGGGATGCAGGCTACATCTATAAGATTCCTCTCAACCAAGAGCAGTGGGACTACCTCGAAGTCCTGCTCGATTACAGTGATTGGCCTCCTGAGCTATCTGATCAACATGATAACGTCGATGTTCTTGTCAGTAAGAAAGCAGAGGATGATTGGGAGATGTTCATTAAGGTCAAACCTAAGCTTACGAAGAAGCTGAAACGTGCTATGGACCTTCCGTTTTCAGTGCGATATTCCTCGGCAGATGGTATGCTATCTTCAATAGTTGCTGCTGGAACGATTATCATCTACAACCAAAACGATCCATGGAAACCATAGGAGGACAATATGAGCTGTCAATATCCACCTGAGCACGCAGGACATGATCCTCACGAGCTCAGCTGCGAGGAATATCATCACCGCCATCCGATCGATCGAGCTGCTCCCGACTGCGACGATCAGCTCCCGATGATCTCTACCGTTGGTCGCGGCCCTCAGGGTTATGGTTACAAGGTTGAGATCTCCGATCCTGATACTTGCACCGAAACATATTTGGAGGGATTTCTCTATGATCCGGTTACGGGAGAGTATAGGAGTGAGTGGAAATCTGAGAACATCAATGGCGGTGAACTGTCGTATCAATACAATCTCAGGCCACATACGATCCCTCGCACGTTTACAATCACGTTCATCTATCGCAGACCCGGTCGATGCGAATGGTCCTGGACTACTCCTGCCATCCCTTACGTGTGGACTCTTGATCCTGCTGGCGCTCCTGATGAGGATCCTGACCACGTGGTTGGGTCTGGTATCGCTACCCTGATGGTGAAGACCGTCCATGAAGGCGAATGGAACTACGAGCCTACTCCAGATGGGTTCGATAAGGCCACTGGCAACAGCCACCATGAGCGCCTCTGGTATCCTATGGGACCCGACGGTGAGCGTACTACACGCGATCAGTTCAATGCACCTAAGGCTGGCGAGGGATGGTCGGCTACGCTCGTATTCGGTCGAGGCAACGGCGATATGGGAGGTACGATCGACGTTCCCGATTTCCAAGACCTCGCTGATTTCATGGGTATGTCGAAGACGGATATCATCTACAACATCCTTGATAAGGGAGAGATGACCAGATTCCCTGATGGAATCGACGCTACCGATTACACCGACTGGGTTCTGAAGCACATGCACAAGGACATGGGCTTCTTTGAAGGCGCCGACCATGATTGGACCGATGACTTCGGTGGCCAGCCCAACATCAAGGCATATATCGATTGGGCCATCGAGTATGCTATCAAGCATATGACTACACCTGGCGGTGACAACAAGTTCAGCAACCTTCTTCCGAAGCCTGTCCGCTATGTGTCTGGAGACGATACGCAAGATGATGCCGACAATGATATCTCCTATGATAAGCAGTTGACTGATGCCGACGTCGCAGCTGGTGGCAAGACGATCAATGTCAACGGTAGTGGAACCGTAACTGCCAAATGGGTTGTTATCCGCTCCGAGATCGGCATGGCACTCGGCAAGGTTTCCATTACGAACCCGATGAGCACAGGTGTGACATTCGACATCTCGTTCGATATGAACGCCCTCAAGTGCTTCGAGGATGTCTACGACGCGGAGGGTAATTCTCTCAAGGGAACCGCCCTTCCGGCTAGGTCTTATCCGTCTTGGCAATGCGGTATGTCCCGTGGTGACGGAACTACCTGGATTAAAAACTTCAACGGGACTATCGACGGCTCATGTCCTGACGGTGCAGTATCGGGAACTTGCACCATTCCCTATGCTAACAACTGCACCGGAGGTAATTATGCTGACTTGACTATTGGTGGATACCGATCCGGAGACCAAAACGCAACCATGTACTGCAATGGACATCTTCCTGCAAACGGAAAGATCAACCTTACCGTCCCGTATTTCTTCGGTAACTACTAAGAAAGGAGGAAACTATGTACCCTTACGAACCCTACAGCGGAACCCATCCGGCTCCGTATTGGCTCCGCGATGATTGCCATGCGAAGCATTGCCGTGAACCTGATATGAACAGTTTCTCCTGCGATGACCAGCTTCCGCTTATCTCCTCCATCGGTCGAGGTCCTAGGGGCGCTGGTATCACAGCGAAGCTGCTGAAGGATACCGATACCGAGTACGTCTTTTCCATTGTCGATGACGTGACAGGGGAGCAGGTGTTCCAGTCCCCGAACCTGGCTCCTACCATTGTGAGCGTCACCGCTCCGAACCATAAGCCCGTTCCGGGCGAGGCGTACCCGATTACGTTCCATATGCGTCGCGGCACAGACATCTCGGACTACACGGTGGAGATGCCGCCGGGTGCAACCGGGTCTCTCATTTATTGTCTTGAGGATCCCATCAAGTTCAAGGTTCCGCCTGACGAGTGGACTGACAAGCCGCAGGTCGAGACCAATATGTGGACTGAGTTCGGTAAGCTCTACGACGAAACATTCGTCACCACTGTCGATCACCTGCTTATCTACGGTCGAAGCGACTGGAAGGGCAAGCCATTACCCCGTGTCAACGATATTATCTTTTGCCCATACTATGCGGAGAAGCAGGACGGCTATTCGATCGGAGTGAGCTTCGGCACGATTGAGGCTGTTGAGAACGGAACCGTTGTTTGGACTGCTAGAACATTCATCCCATCTTCTGACATCGGACTGTCAGAGAACGGTACCTGGATCATCAATGGCAAGGACTCGGGCTTCGTTGCCAAAGGCGAGAAGGGCGACAAGGGCGAACAAGGTGAAACTGGTAAAGCCCCGGAGATTCAGATCGGGCACGTCTCCAATTCGTCCACCGCTTCCGCTGATGTTCGCCTGGTGAACAAAGAGCTCAACCAATATGCCTTAGATCTTGGGCTTCCCAGAGGAGCCAGTGGACCTCGCGGCGACAAGGGCGCTGACGGTAAAGACGGAGCAAACGGGCTCCCTGCCGATATCGAGCTCGGCGACGTCAAGGAGACTCTGCAACCTTACGCGCAGCTTCGTCAGGTGTCTCTCGCTCTCAACAAGTGGAAACTCGATCTCGGCCTCCCTCGCGGCGCTGATGGCAAATCCATCAACATCCAGGGCGGCATCTACGAGATCGAAGACCTTCCCAACTTCGATGACACTCCCGTCAACAATGCGTTTATCGTCAATGATGGAGACAACCGGTTCGATCTTTATATCCGCGGCTTCCAGCCTGTGATCGCTGAGGAGGGCGGTCCTTGGACAGTCGTCGAGAATTGGCAGGGCATCCAGGGCTATGGCATCCGCTGGCTCCAGGAACCGCACTTGCTTTCCGACGAGCCTTTGCATATCCCGGTGGATCAAGTAGACGCTATGCTCACGCCGTCGCTCAATGTGATGGACGGTGACTTGGTCATCGATAGCGACTTCTGTCTCGGTGTGGTATCTTCGTCTCGTGATCACTCGGGAGACTACATCGTTACCCGTTTGACTTCGCGAATGCAGGAGACGGTTACCAAGATCGAAGAGCGCATTACCAAGGTTGAGCAAGCATTGCTCAAACGTGTCACCGACGAAGACATCGACGAAATGTTTTCTACGGAATAGGAGTTTACAATGCCAAATACAGATAAAACGATTCTCCTTCCGCAGTTACAGCGGTATGATCAGAAGATCAAGGAATGGGCAGATAACAAGTTTCTCACGAACGTTGATACGCCATCACTTCCCAAAGCTACCGCTACCACGCTTGGCGGTGTGAAAGTTGGCAACGGCTTGAACGTGACTGACGATGGGGTGTTGAGTGCAGAAGATGACATAGTTTTCACATGGAATTTTGATACCAGTGCATTCAGTTGCAACAAAACTTTTGAAGATGTCAAGAAGATAATCACAACAGGCGTACGTCGCACTGCGACTGCGAATGGACTTCCAGAAGGCTCATCAATCACCTTATTGGCCGTAGCGTCAAATGATGACGGTGTTATATTCTTCGGAACGGCACCGAGAGACGCACTCGGCTCCGGCATGCTCGGTAGTATGACAGATGGAACGATAACCTACCTTTTTCAAAACGGTCTTGTTATCAGATATATGCCCGATGGTCATATTCAAATGACTGAAGATCTATCAAGTCTAGTCACCAATATGTCACTTGACTTTAAGAACACAACTTTTCAGTACGACCAATACAGTTCTTTCGATCTTAAAGACGGTGGTATTACTTCTGCTAAACTTGCAGATGGTGCCGTTACCGTAACGAAGCTTGAGTCAGGCGCAGTCAACACAGATAAGATCGCTGATGGTGCTATCACTAAAGCCAAGCTTGCTAGCGACGTTGAAGTTGGCGGGGATGATGTAGTTACTATAACTTTTAATGGAACCACGGCAGACAAAACATGGAATGAAGTCGATACGCTATATAAAGCAGGGAAAAGACTTCAAGTGCTTAGTACGGAATGGGGCGATGAATATATATTGCCATTGGTTTCTGTAATGAATAACGGCAATAATTTATATAACTTTTCTGCTCACTATATGAACGGTAGACGTGCTGAAGTTAATTTCTGGCATAATCCTAGCATTCCTGATAGCAGTCATCAAAAAGAAATTTTTTCTAAAATTTCAGATTACCCCGCAGCTTCTAAAACTTCTCTTGGAGTTGTGAAAGTTGGCGATGGTTTAAGCATAACAAGCGATGGGACTTTAAAGGCAAGCGGAGCTGGAGGGGGAGGAAGTATATTTAACCTTGGTAAGCTAAGCGAAGGAACTTTATTAAGTATAGTATCTTTTGATTGCGGCAATTTCATTATGTACTTGGTTTCGTTCAATATCGAACCAAAGTCCGGCGGCAGCCAAATCAGCTACAATTTACATGGAACAGATTTGCTTATCTCGCCAAAATCAACTGGTACCGTCCACATAGTACCACCTTCTTCCAGGCCGGGATTCTATTCTTACACATTAACCTGGTTCCAACCCAAATCCGCTTCTGCCAAGGCAGCCCTCGCAACGCTTCTCCCTGTGCAAGACGAATGCGAACAGATGGAAGTCGAAGTTGCCAAGCTCGAACAGGATTGGATCGGCAACCAGGACGAAACGGTTGCTGTAGATGGAAACGGCGTGCCTATTACTATTGCTGCCAAAAAAACCGATCTTGAGAAGAGGAAGGAGGAGCTTGAGAAGAAGAAGGCAGAGCTTGAGAAGCTTCGCGAAGATTACTTCAGCAAGCTCGGTGATTGGAAAAATGAAGTTCAAGAGTAAGAGAAAGAGAAATCATGGCTAACACAGACAAAATCGTATATCTGCCGCAATTGCAGCGGTACGACGAGAAGATCAAGGGGTGGGCAGACGGTAAGTTCCTGAAGAAGACCGACGCCTATACTCTTCCCAGCGCTACCACGACCACGCTCGGCGGTGTGAAGATCGGCACGGGACTCAACGTAGCAGCCGATGGAACTGCATCGGTCAATCAGGCCTATGTCGATGGTCGTGTAACCGCAGTAGGTGATAAGAAGTACGCATTGAAAACCGATATCCCTGCCGCTGTGCCAATGGCTACGGAGAGTGTTGCTGGTCTGGTTTATGCAAAATCGGGTACCACCGGTAACGCATATGGTGAGGTTCGTTATGAAACTGGCAGGGGTCTTTTCCTGGATTCCATCGTAGCTGGTTCGATTACGAAGACCGAGCTTGACTCCTCGATTGGCTACACACTTAATACAATTGACGATGTTATCGAGACTGAGTTGCCAGATCTTCGAAACATAGTTGAGAATCTGGAAGCCAACGTGGAAAATGTTTACAAAAAGACTGAGACCTATTCCAAAACTGAAGTAGACAACAAGGTCTCTGCTGCTCTGACTTCCGCCATTGTTCCGAAGGGTACCGTTACATACGCAAACCTGCCTACGCCTGCAAAAGCAAATCTTGGCTATATGTACAACGTATCCGATGCGTTCACCACTGACGCACGTTTCGTTGATGGAGCTAGCAAGAAGTATAACGCAGGCGCTAATGTGTATGTTGTGGCAGTTACGACTGGTGGCTCCACTGAATATAAGTTCGATGTGTTCATGGGCTTCGTTGATCTGTCTGGTTATCAGACCAAAGCAGATATGCCCGGTGCTGCAACTAACGAAGATATCGATGCGATGTTCTCTCCCGCTTAAATAGCAAGAGGGTTCTTGTATAATTTAACCATAACGTCGGGCGGGCTTCGGTCCGCTCGACCGCGTTTAGAAGACAGGAGTCGTTATGAGTTTCAAAGAAGCAGTCAAGAACGTGCAGAAGAGCGGAAAGTATTCCAAGAAGGCGGCAGCTGCTATCGTCGCAAACGCTTCTAGGAACGCAAGCCCAGAAGCTAAGCGAAAGAATCCTAAGCTCAAGAAGGTCAAGTAAACTTTCGTTTCTCGGCGTCAGCTGTCATAATCTTCATGTAAGGAAAACCAAGAGTTTAAGGATGGACATGATGGATTTGGTAGCTGTTTTCGGACCGGCTGTATTATCGGCTGTCGTCGGAGCCGGCTCTGCGGTACTCACCTTCTACGCTCAGATTACCAATCGTCTCACGAAGTTGGAGACGAAGATGGATGATCTGGACTCGAAGGTTGACAAGCATAACAATGTGATCGAACGAACTTTCATTCTCGAAGGAAAGGTCGATCAGCTGGTAAACCACCAGATCTAAAGGAGGTGTTGAACATGCTTGACAAGTTTCTGAACGATAACTCCATGGCTATGCGTCTTGTCCGCACCATTGTGCAGGGCATCATCGCTGTGCTCATCGTCGCAGTTCCTCTTGCGATCGCTGGAGTGATCAAGGACCCGCAGTGGGCGGCAATCGTCACCGCTGCGATTATGGCCGTTCTGAGCCCCATCATGGCGATGCTCAAGAGCGGCAAGCCTGAAGACGGGCTCAAAGACACTGAGGAGGAATAATGAACAAAAGCGAAAGCGATCTCATGAAGGAGTTCGTCGAAGCAGGACGTGGCTCTGGCGACGGTCCCGATGATGAACATGAGGTGAAGGAGGCCGAGTATGTCAGCAGCAAAGAACGTCCTGTACTGCGCCCGGCAGTGGATCGGGTACAGTAGGTGGGATGATCCTGAACCTGGTACCGTGTTCGGGCGATGGTATGCAGAGCTTGTAGGCGATTCCTACTTTGGTGAGTCCGGCATTCCCTATTGTGCAATGTTCGTAAGCTACTGCTTGAACTGGGCAGGCATCGAGGCTGCTGGACTTCCTGGCGCTTATGTACCTTGGATCCTCTCTGCTAACTCGGATGCTGGTAGACTCGTCGCTAACGAGGATGCACAGCCTGGCGACCTCGTGATGTTCGACTGGCAGGGTGACGGTGTAGCTGACCATATCGGCATCGTCGAGGAAAATCATCCCGATGAAGGTTGGATGCAGACTATCGAGGGGAACACCTCTCCTGGCAGCGGTGGATCCCAGAGCAACGGCGGCGGCGTCTATCGCCGTGCCCGTAACTACAGCTCTATCATCGGAGTTGCACGACCCTATTATGAAACCCAGGAAGAGGAGGACGATATGCTCACTGAACATCAGGACATGCTGCTCGCGACCATCTATGAACAGGTCACTGGCACCTACGACCCGACTAACCGTGGAGTTGAGCTCAACGACCACGACCACATCAAGTGGATCGGGAAGCAGGTAGCGGACAACGCCGACTATATCAAGGCAGTTGACGCTAAGCTTGACAAGCTCATCGAAGCGCTTGGTAAGTAAAAGAAAAGCCCTCGGGAAACCGGGGGCTTTCTTATTTTACCAATCAGGAGAATAAGACGGAGCGCCGGACCCAGGGTTCGGTTTTTTCTTTTGCGCCAGCTTCGACGGTCTCATCCAGGCAGGAACTCCGCTGTACTTGTCGTCTTGCTCCTCTCCCCATGCTGGGTACCTCAGCGGCATCTCCTTCGGTCCACCGTCGGAAGTGCGTATATATGGTAGTTGCTCAATCATCTCAGCACAATATCTTGTGGCATCCATGATATGACTGTATCTGTCATGCTTCGGTGTGGCTGCCCAGTCATCGACGGAGCTGAGCTCTTTGTATTCCCACGACTCGAAGCACTCCATCACCCAGTCGCATTTATCAGAGTTGATGACCATGTTGGGCAGCAGCTTACGGACACGGTTGATCCCATCCGCAACGTAGGTTCTCTCAAGCTTTCGCCATTGGATATTGGGGAACATCTGACGACACTCCTCCAAAGGCGAGTGCTGCGAACCAGAGCGATCGGAATCCCACGGAAGGCAGGCAGCCCTGATCAAGTGGAAGTAAGGTCGCTTAGCAAGCTCCTGAACACATTCCACCACAGCCTTTCGGTTGTCCTCATAGTAATCGTAGATGAACATCTTGCCGTCGATGTATTGGAACACGATGCCAGCCGTCCAGTCAGACTGCTTGTCCTTCGAGGAGATATCCCATGCCATATACACAGGCTTGTCAGTGCGCAGGTTGTGCGGTGTGAAGCGTCCCTCTGCTCTCAGTACCTCGATGCCAGGATAGACGAGGCCAGCGTTCACTGCGAGGAACTCGCACATGAACTCCTGGCGGAACATGTTGTCGTTGCCATGAGCACGGATGTAGCGCTGCCTGACGTTCTCCAATGCTTCGGGGGACCAGAGCTTCGATCCATCTGCGAGCGTAGCCTGGTCTGCACGCACAACATCAACGTAGACACGACCATGGGCACCGGGCCATTTAGCAGGATCATCCTCTCCTGTATAGGTTCGGAGCATGTCTGCTGCCACATTGTTCATGCCTCGTGGCGTGAAGTTGAAGTTGACAGACAGCGGCTGACCCATCGCAGCCTTGTTCTCCCAGATCGGCATGATGAAGTCAAAGGCGCCTCTTCGATAGAGCGACAGCTCCGACACGTAGAACGACTCATAGGATGAGCCGATGAGCGATTCTGATTCCTTGAAGCCGATGAACTGGATGAGCGCCTCAGCCTTGTCCTCCGGGTTGTTCAGGAACTTTATCTGCTGTTGGGTCTCTTTGATGTCCAGCATATCAGCAGGGTAATTGTCCCAATGCTTACGCCCATCAAGGTACTTGTCCCAGATGTTACGCCTGATCCACTTGTTGTCCAGGCCGACATAGGCAGTCTGGGTACCAGGATGATCCCACGAGAAGTGCATCGCCTTCTGGATATCATCAGTATCCTTGCCTTCCTGTCGTCCCCAGATTTTGAAATAGTAATCGAATTGTCCCGATAAGCGGCGAGCCCAGGCATCCCGCTGATAGGGCCTGGGCTCGTAATACATCGGGACCTTGAGTCCCTCAGCCATAGCTACTCCGCTTTACTAATCTGCTCGTCAAGCTTGGCGATAGCTTCCTTGGCGTCCTCATTGAAGTGGTACGCCTCCTGAAGCTGACCATCCAAAGTACGAGCGATATTGAGCATGACAGCTTCCATGGCAATGTCCATGATCGTGGTCTCGTTCTGTTCATTGAACTTGTGATCGATCATAGAGTCGAAGAAGTCTTTGTACTCCTCAACGCTTTCGATCGCCTCGAATCGTTCTGCAATACCATGAAGCAGCTCAACTGTACGACAAGCGATATTTGCCGCATCGGCGAACGCGACCTCCTGACCGTACTTGGTATGCTCAAGCACCTCTGCGAGCAGACGCTTGCTCTCAAGCCAGCCGTTGACAGTCTCGAAGGAGGACGCCATGTTGTTCACACGGGCCAGGAACTGCTTCTCAGTAGCTTCCTGCTTCTTCTTGAGGTTCTCAATAGCAGCCTTCTTCTGAGCCTCCAGATCCTTTTTAAGAGCGGCTTTCTTAAGAGTAGCCTCAGTATTCTTCTTGACTGCAACCTTGGTCTCAGATTTAGTCTGAGGTGCCTTAGACTGCTTCTTCGCCTCGTTCGTCATAGCTTAATCTCCTTCTCTGATTTCATTTATATAGTCGATGGCTTCCTGCCGTGTAGCGCAATCGATGATGTGCTTCCATTCCTCGTTGCCGATAACAAGTCCGTCTTCCATAAGCGTTTCGCCGATGTAGATTCGAAACTTGCGCTTGCGATTAGAGCCTGTAGTCTCCTGAATCTTATAGCGAAGATACTTCTCAGCTGTCATAGCTCGGCTCCTCTGGCTCGTAATCAGGGTCGTACATAGAATGAATGTAATCAAGCGCTTCATTATAAGTGCGAAATAATTGCTGTTTCGGAATCGGCGCTGTATCGATCCAATAAATCTCACGAGTACCATGTCTCTCGGTATTCACATACCCTTTCTTGATAGTATGAATCTGGGCTGTTTTCTCTTCCATCACTTTCGACCTTTCTTGAGCATCTGATCCTGCGACCAACTCATCGCTTCGGCAAGGCTCTTGAACTGCGGAGGCTTGTTTTCACTTGAGCCTGTGGACTGTGGCATGTCGAGAGCAGGCTCAGTCGGTGCAGGCTTCTCCTGCTTAGGATGGAGAGCCTTGCCTCGTTCGGTCAGCTTGGCGATCTGACGGTTGACCTGTGCCAAAGCCTTGTCAAGGTCGCAGCTATAGCCAATGGCATTGCCTTCCTCGTCCTTTACCTCGTAGTCCTCAATGAGGGAATCAAGCATATCGCGCTGCACATCGTTGAGTTTCTTGTAGGTCTCAGCGAACTTGAGCGTGCGGACGATAGGCTCATTCTCTTTCTTAAGCTCATCGATACGCTGCTTCGCGATCTTGTTGAAGGCTTGCTCAAGCTCGGCGTTATAGTCATCGACCCACTGCTTCGCCTGGGCACGAGGGTTATCACCTGTAAACGGACGCCCAGTCTCAGGATTGATGTAGGTAGGAACGCCGTCCTCGTCCTTGGTGTAGATGTCAGGGTCATTGATGGATGCACCGAGCTTGCCATCACGGGTGACTCGGATCTTACCAGAAGCCTTCATTGCATTGGCGACATCGCTCACAGCCTGATCTTCGATAGACGACTCGATGGACGAGATAGTTTCATTCACTTCCTCAGCTGAGTAATCAAACTCTGAAACTGTTTCTCCAACTGCTCCGTCAACAGCGCCGCTTCCTCCAGTGTCCGTGCCATCCAACTGTGCATCATCGGACTGGCCTTGAGCCACAGGTTCGGCATCACTTCCACTGGTACCTTCTGCTTCTCCGGATCCTTCTGCATCAGGCTGTCCGTCTCGACCGGCTGGAGTCTCTTCAGGTTCTTTCTTATTTCTTTGTTCCAGCGCTGCAAACGCCGCTTCCCACGAATCAATCGTAGGAGCTTCATCTTTCTTTGCATCCAGCTTTTCATCGATTCCATCCATCTTGTTCCTCTCTCTGATCGTTCATGTCTTGCAACTGCTGGATATGTGTTCTGATCCAGCTTTGCTTTAGCATGTTATAGAGTAGCTGCCAACGCTCGACGATGTTCTCGGTGTCCTTGGAATCGAACTGCTTGATAAGCACCTCGATTGCCGAATCAATATCGGCCACCTTGCCAAGCGCATTTCTCATGCGGGTCAGGAACTTGTTGGTTTCCTTGATGACTTGCTTGAACTCCATCAACCTCTGCTGGTCTGTGATTCCATCGGTGAACCTACAGGAATCATATTGTTCGACCAGGGTGTTCCAGCTAGCCACAAGATCCAAGTGCCTACACTCCTCATCGACCCACGCTGCGAACTGCTTATTAGTAGATGCCAGCGCGTTCATCGATAAGCTTCTGTCGACGCCACTTCTCCCATTCGGCGTCAGTCAGGGGAATCGAGGCAGCCAAGGTCACGCCATCGATATAGCTCATAATCGGCTTGCCACTGAACTTAGGGAGCAGTTCAGGAGCAAGCTGGGTGATAAGGGTTTTCAGTCCGAACAGCTGGATCATAGTATCCTCTACCTGTACAAGCTGAGTCGGGAACGACCACAGGTAACCAGTCTGTCCATCGTTACCCAGGACGACAGGCACCGGCATCTTGTGCAGACCAGGCGTGAAACTGATTTCGGTACCGATCTTAGGGAACGTGGTCTTAGCATAGACAGGCTTCGAGGTGTCCTCTCGCAGGATCTCATAGTCTCCGACCATGCGGTCTACTTCCTCGGGTGCACCGTAGATGCGATCGCCTGCGTTGGTCTCGCGGACGATGATGTCATGGCCTACCTGCTCGTCGTAGGCAATGTTACGTTTCGCGTCGGGCACCATCATCGGCGTGATGAGGATCTTCTTTCCGTACAGCGGATGGTGTCGAGGGTCTTTGTCCAATGCTTTCTTTGGCTTCTTGTTTTGAGGTTCCCAATCTTCGCCTTTGAGGTACGCTGTGATTCGGCTGCACCTCTGCTGATAGGTGAGCCCGTCCGGCTCTAAGCCAGCACGCTCCTCCATCCGCTCCAGCTCTTCCTTCTTCAAAGCTGTCATCCTTTACCACCTTTCGACTAACCATGTAGTAAACATGTAGTTTATTATAGCATGAAAAAAAATAGGGCCGTCCATAAGGACGACCCTAAAAGTTAAATGTTCATTCTTTCTTCTTGCATAAGCAAGTTCATATAATAGTCTGAGTTCTTATCTCTATCGGAATTCACCTCACAGAAGTCATTCTTATCTTCGAAATAGGGAAGATCTTTCACGAACTTCTTGAAGGAAGTCTCTGCTTCTTCAACCATTCGGATCTCCTCTTCGAGATCCTTTCTACTATAGGTTTTGATAGCGAGTCTGATAGTAGAATCAGGATTGAAGAATATGAGATTGGCACGTTGGCAATTCTTGAGCAAAGCCATACCTACTGCAAGTTGCCATCGTTCGGGGCAATCTTTCTTATCCGTATAAACAGAAGCAATATGTTTTTCCATACCATAACTCTTCACTTCTCCGATACTTGATGGACATGGAGCCCCATGCAGCTCGATATCATACAATGCTATCTTCTCTGTTTGAGGAATCGACATAGCATCAGGAGACCATCCAAGAAGATCCTTTACTAGGATGATGTCATCCCAATGATACAAGCCAAGGTTTGCTGCTTTGTTCGCTTCTTTTATAGCGATAGGCTCAAGCAGATGACCTCTTGCAGCCATACCTGTACTGACGCAATCTTCATTTGGGATAGATGCTGTCATAAGGTTAGCAGCAATCTTCATCATGTTCGCTTCTATCTGAGCTTGCGATCTCTTCCGTCCTGTCTCAGTTATAGGCAGGATGTTCTTGATGCTAGAAGCTGTTAGGTAATGCGTTCTAGCCATCATCCATTCCTTATCGACCACGTGTCTCCACATAATTTTATCTCCTTAATCTAAAAAAGGGCCCAGTCGTATTACCGACCAAGCCCTTCGTGTTACTTGCAGTTACCGATTAGAACGGAATGTCATTGTCATAGACAGACATGGGAACCGGAGTACCCGGATCGACCTGCGGTGCATATCCCGTAGGCTGAGGCTGAGCGAACCCCGTATCCACAGGAATGTCAGCAGCATTAACGCTCACCTGTTGCGGTACCTGCTGATACTGAACCTGCGTCGGAGCAGGAGAGTATCCTACCTGCGGCTGCATGACCGGGTTAGGCATGGAGACCGCGGGGGCAGTGGAGGCAGTGGGAGCAGCAACGACACCGCCGTGCGCACCATCATCGGCGAGCAGTTGGGGCACGGTGAGATAGGAAGGTAGTTCCTCTCTCAACTGATACGGTCCCGCCTGCACTTCCTCTACCGTCCAGGGTCGAGGATTGCCAGAGCCATAGCTGAATCCCTGAGGCGGTTGCACTGTAGAGATTCGGATTGTCTTACCGATGAGGTTCATCATATCCTCGCCGCCTGCGATCTTGAACAGATCGATATGCACCGAAGGCTTCTTACCTTCACGCTGTGCTTTGCCCGCTTCTGCAAAGGTGAAGGTTCGATAGCCGCCACTCGGTCCGCAAAGCGTGATACGGATATTCCAGACCGGGTTCCCATTCGGCCAGAACTTCGGAGTCGTCGGACCATGCTGTCCAAAGTTCATCGCCTGCACTTCCTGAATGGCAACTACCGTGCCAGTCAGTTCGGTAGAGAACCCAGGCTGATTGGGTCGAGAGTAGTTCCAGTTGTGTTCATTGCGGTTAGAGCTTTGTCCAGGATTGAGTGCCATGTTTCTTTTCCTTTCTATAGGGTTTACTAATTGTACTCTACATCGATGAGCAGAGATTCGAGAGTTTCAAGATCTTCTTCAAGATAATAGTCTGCAACTCTCTTGATCTTGTCTTTCCAATCATAGTCATTTAGATCATCTATCTGTTTGTCTCGAAGTCCGAGCATGAATTGCTCGAAGTCGTCAACACAAGTTTGTGCGTTTATGGCATGGTTATAATCATATGTTGCAATATATGCCAAGGTCCAATTGACCAAGTCATCGTTGCGTCGTCCTTCAGTGAACGAGTCAGGATAGTTTTCTATCCCTTCCTTGTATTTGTTCCAATCCATTATTCCGAAATCCCTTCATATCCTTCTGCCAACATAGCTTCGATGATGTCTTTGTCAGTAATGTTGCCCTTGCCAAGTTCTGCCCAGTCTTCCTTTGAGAATCCTTGGCTCATGATGAAATCGTACAGGCTCATTTGTTCCTCTCTTCCTTTCTCATTTGCACGTATGTCTTGAGGTCGTTCCATATCTCATCGGTTAGCATCAACCGATTGATACCGTTAGACTGCTTGACTTTCGTATAGACAGCAGCATTAGTTTGGTTTCCCATAAGGTCGATGTGAGCGTATGGGAAATGCGATATCGGTACGATGTGCGGTGTTGAGAAGTACAGGTGAAAGCTTCCAGGTTTTGATGGATGGCTCCAACATTCAGTGATGTTCCTGTACTTCTCTCCCCATGCAATCGTCCTCTCGTCGAACGTACCATGTCCTTCGCCGTCAATGTCAATGACAATGAACGGCTGAGCATACATGTTCTGTCCGACGTAACCGCAGTCCGACAAGGCGATGGCTGCATCCCTGGTGTACAGGTTAGGAATATAATCCTTGCTGTACCCCCATTTCATCATGGGCTTGTTATCCCATGAGCAAGGGAACCATCGCTTGTCGGTACCCTTCCAACCATCAGGAAGCTTCTTCAAATCAGATAGCTTCGACTGCATCACCTGCTGTGCTGCTGTCGGCTTCCTGATAGTTGGGTTGAAGTTAGACTGAGGTCTTACGAAACTACGCTTGAATGAACCATCGTTATAGTTTCGTATATCCTTTTCTCGAACAGGGATATTGAGCTGTCTGAGATGATCGAGGACATCATCCAGTGGAATCCCGTTCAATCCGCATCGATACATAGCGAAGTAGGGAGACTCACCGAACGCGAACAGGTTTCTCCAATCAAGCATCTTCGCTCACCTCTTGCTTCTCTGGTTTGTTCAAGATACCTTTGGTAATTACATAGCCGTAAAGCCTGCAGCCAACATCATTGTATCTGCCATTGAGACAATCTTTGAGCAGCTCCTGGGTTCCTTCGTTTGGTACCCTGTTCTTAATTGCAGAGCGAAGATCAATTATGGAGGACAAGCTATATCCTCCCGACTTTGAGACATGAGTCAAAGCTTTTACAAGCTTGTTCATATCCGCTATGTTCTCAGTTGCATCACTCTTAATGCGCTCAAGAAACAATGTATGCGTATCAGGTGGATTCGATGATTCCTCAATATTCTTCAATGTACTCTTAATGTCAGACATCGTCTTGCACTCTTGTATCCATACTCTTATCTTATTAAGAGAATTAAGGTTTACGTTCTGTTCATGAGTAAGCGATTGGAGAATCGTACACAGACCATACTTTAGAAGTTCCAAGTCTTCAAAGCCATTCTGACTGTTATTGATCGAAGCATACAATTCATCAATAAGACCTTGGTCTACTCCATACATGTTGCGCCAAATAGCATTGGAACTATCAACTGTCTTCGCCAACTTCAACAGATTGGTTACTGTTCTGGCTGTCATATAGTTGTAGTCTTGAATCCCAAATCCACTTTTATATGTGCTCTTGATTATGTTGATGAGCTTCTGTGTAGGAACTACATTGAGTTCCTTCTTGATCCAATCGCACCAAGTTTCCTCATCGAACTTAACGTTAAGCCATAGGAACCTCTGCTTGGTTTGCGGAAGCATATCACATTTACCTTGAGGATTACCCATGGCTACGATGAGGATGCTTGGAAGTTTCCTACCTGACATCATGTTGCGTTCCTGAATCAGAGTCAGGCACGCATTGAGAGTCATGATGTTTCCATTAGTGAACTCGTCGAATGCAAGGACATCTCCGTCCTTCATATCGAGCAAGTAATCGAAGTCGTATATCTTCATACGCTTCGTGTCTGCATCAGGCATAGCCATGCCCGAGATCTCGGACGGCATTCTTTGACTAGTAATGAACTCAAAGTATTGCCGGCCGTGTTCTTCGCACCATTGTTTGCATTGCGAAGTCTTGGACAATCCTGGGTCGCTCATCAATGCCAGCGCCATCTCATCTCGATGCTGATCTAGGATGTCCAGATAAGTCTTGATGTTCCTCACTTTTTCTAACCTTCTTTCCATGTGTCTTGATATAGTTCACGAAGTGGTTTAGGTACCAGAAGGAATGCCCGTCGGCACTCCATACTTCCCAATCGTTGATACCTGTTTGCCACTTCGCAATAACCAGGTAAGCCTTGCGAACCTTAGCATTGTGCATCTCGGTTCGCGTTTGCTTCAGCCATTCTTCTTTAACCTTGCGGCTGACTGAAGCTGTTTGCTTTCCTGTCTTCACTTCAAAGACGATCTCCTCGGTGCAGATGTTACCATCGTACATCCTGAGGAGAACGTCTCCCTGATCCAAGCTGCCGTGCAGAGCTTGGCGAAAGGCTTCCAGCCCTGCACTTTCAAGATACTTTACCAGATTAGTTTCGGCTCTTGTGCCTTTCGCCTTACTTTTATTCATAACTGTAATACTTCTTGAACAACTTTGCCCAATCGTAGCAACGATGGACTTTAACACTCGGGCAGTTCTTAGTAACCCATCTTGCATAGCCGGTACCACTGGTGTACCTAGCTCCATAGACATCGTACTCTCCGATGAAGAAATCGTAGAGATGCTTTGTATTAATCTTCTGTTCAAGGTTAATGAGTCCGGGGTTGTCTGAATCTCCGAACGAGATAACAACATCGTAGTCCATGTTGTTACTTTTCAGAATCCTTCTGAAGAATCCGGATTCATTACTACGAGGAATCTCTTCTCGTTCTTTCTTGATATCCATCTTCAGAACTTCTTCGTTCGTATAGAACCTGGAGATTCCTCCAGTCAGAATCAAATCCGCATTAGTGATGTCGGTGATGGTCTTGATGAGAGTCATCATGCCAGCACTCAAGCCATCGGGAATGCTCGCTGAGATATCGAGGATAACCAAAGATCTTTTCCTCGGTTTCTCTTCAAGATAACCGCAGCAGATACCGAGCTTCTTGTTGTAACCATCAGTCCACTGATAGCTATTAGTCAGATTCACCTTGATGATATCTGCTAGCTCGCCGAAGAACTTTGGCACAAGCCTCATCTTGAGAAGCAAGTCCATGTCAACAGAGCTACCAGTATCCATGGCTAGTTCTTCAAGAGTCTTGTCGCAAGTTCCTTCGTCAGATTCATAGTAAGAGTTGTTACCATGATCCTCTTTCGGCGGATCGTAGTTGAGCTTAACAGGTTCATATCTCTTGCCTACTATCTCTGCATAGACGTCGCGCCATTTGAAGAAACCGAACTTCTTCTCAAGCATCGGCAGCATCAGCCTGAAAATCAGAATCTTATCCGAATCGTCATCCCATCTGAGGTAGGGGATTCCCTCAGGCGGTTTCTCACGTGGACCGACGAGGACAATCTTCGGCCAGGTTACACCTCTTCGAGATAATTCGAACGGAGTCTCTAACATTCTCATCTGTTCTTTCCTTTCCGTAGAAGAAGGAAGCCCAGCATTATTCGCTAGGCTTCCTTCGATTGAACTGGTTAGTGCCAGAGTTCAGGGAACATATTGGCAACACGTGGAGCAACAGCTGCGATGTAGTCTTTCGCATCCAGAACTGAATTGACGAAGTCAATGATATCTTCATCACTCAGATTCAGAGGATTCATATTCATCCTACGAGTCGGATTGAAATCATCTGTCAGCAAGACGTCATCTTCATGAGCGAACTCAAGAAGGTTAGCGAAGAAGTTCTCAACGATCTTATCTGCCTTTGCAAATGTTGTTGTTGCTTCAATCTCATCCATAATGTTCGAGATCTTATCAACGTACTCATCAAGCATCGGCGTGTTAGGCGTCTGCTTAATCGAGACTTTAGCCTCGGGTACAAACTTCGGCATCTCTTTCTTCTCCGATGCCGCCTTGATCTCATCAAGATTATCCTTGATGAAACCCATGACGTCATTCAGTTCGGAAAGCATGTTTACTTCTGAAATGACATCCGTCGAGGGCATCATAATCTTGCCGTCCACAACAAAGTATCCGCGCTTAAACTCGATGTCCTTCTTGTTTACGAACTGCATGGTTTGTTCCTTTCTCTTTCTACTTTTCTTCCTTATTAACAGCATCAAGCCATTGCTTAATGCGGTTAACCATCACAGTATGCTTGAGCTTGGTTGCTTCCCAGGAGGAGTTCTGCCCATAGCTCATCTTATAGATAAGCTCGGCTACCTCCTGCTCCATACCATGCTCAATCAGCGGTGCTATAGCATCCATCATAGCACGGTTCTTATACTCCCGTGTCTTGGATGCAGCTCCTTTATCTCCAATCTTCAGAGATGTTTCGATCCAATCGATATACTGTTCTGCGACTGGACGAGTATCAATACCTCGACTCCAACCTTTTGGACAGCGATCGAACTGACGATACCAATAGGATGGCTCGGCGTCATATGGATTGAAGTGAGGGTTCAACTTATTGACGTGAGCAATCCTCTTGTTCTTCGGTCTCAGATCTGCAAAGACTCTCTTGTCCACGTCCATCGATACCATCAGGTAATCCATATCGAATACCTTGATGACATCGAGACAATCCTCACAGCCCTTTCGCCAACTGATGTTGAGCTCAGGGTAACCATCCTTGATAAGCTTAACCGTTTGCAGGTTGTACTTACCAGGATCCCAGAATCTCACTCGATCAGCCTTGAACTTTTCGATTGAGTTCTCGGGTTCCCATCCGTCAGACAAGAACGCCTGGATGAGAGCGGACTGGGATTGCGGAGAGTATGCGAACAGATCCAAGTCTGTCTCATTCTCCCAGGTATTTACCTCATCCCAGCTAAAGGTTGGATCATCAACGTAAGCTAGGATGGACTGCCCGGTGTAACAGCACCGTGCACCAGTTGGCACGGTGTTAAGGATGTCGTTGACCAACTCTTCGTTAATCATTGTTGACCTCCTTAGCCATGACAGCAAGCGTTGACAGAGCATCCTCAATGTCTGCCAGGGATTCAAGAGCTTGCTCTTTCTTTCCGATTCTCACTAGGCATTGAAACTCTGAGAGCCTAGCTCGAACAATCTGGCACCAGTTGTTGAGCAAACTTGGTGCAATGGTAACCCTGATCTCTTCCATGTCTTTTCCTTTCTAACCTATTCTTTGGTGTACATCGTCGGCTCGTCCGGTATCAATCGGTACATAAACTTATCGACGTTATACTTACGGAGAACCAGGAGCTCGCCTGTTAATGGAAGCTCCTGTACTACTTCCCAGTAAATACCTGGGCGTTTCTTTAGGCGAATCCTATCGCCTACCTTGAAGTTACTCATCGAGGTTCTCGATGAATTTACGAAGGTGAGCTTTCAAAGCTTCCTTCTCGATGTCGGATTTGAGGGGCTTGTATAAGATGACTCCCATTGGATATGTCTCGTCTTGCTTTACTGCAAGCATGACATAACCCTTGCACTCATCAACATCTTCTGGATAGAGGATTTCAATAGCATCATCCATCATCTTGTCAAACTTCTCGAACTCGAAGTTGTAGAGCTTCGAGTTCTTAACCTCAACGGATTTCGGTTCTCCCAGTTTCATTTCTTCTTCCTTCTTTCCGAGTTCGTAAGCCGACACTTAAAGCATCGACAACCTGCCGTGTAGCCAGTCAAGGTTCCATGTCTCGGGTCATCCTTGTTGGCTTTCATTTCTTCTAGTACCTTCGCCCTCCATTTCGCTCGTTGTTTTTTTGCAGCTTCAATGCACTTGTCGCATCTGCATCCTGCGTTATAGGATGTGATGGTTCCGTGTCGCGGGTCTTTAGGATCCGCTTGAAGCTCCTTGAATCTCTTGGCTTGGTTTGCTTTCGTAGCTTTGATATAAGCTGGAGCATGTTGCTTATAGTAAGCCTGCTCAGCAAGCCGAACAGATTCCATATGACCTTGCCGAAACTCTTTGCGATAAGCTTTAGCAGCGGCTTTGCACAAAGAGCATCGGCACTTGCCCGAGGTATAGCCAGTCATAGTGCCATGTCTCGGGTCATCAGGCTTCATGTTTAAACTCCTTTGTTCGAAGTTCGTAACTTGCATTCAGGCAGTTACATGTCAGACATTCTTCACTGTCTCCATCACACGGAGTACAGTAAGGTTTAAGCCGAGAGCATGAATCTTGATATTCACAGATGAGACATTGTTCCATGTGTCTCACCTCATTCGAGAACTTGGACTCTGACTCCATAGTCATTCAGTCCTGCGACATAACCTATGCCGCAAACATCTTCAACCATTTCTTTGATGGTCGAGTACTGTTTGATGGTTGGGCGATTAGATTCATCAAACCATACCTTAATCTTGTATGGATAAAGTTCATTTATTCGCTGAGTCATTTCATTCCACTCAGCATTCTCGTCCCAATCAGGAAGTTGAGACGAGAGTCCGCATAGCCTACAGTTCTCGCAAAAGAAGTAGCGGTCATTCAACCGCAATGTCTGTGCATATTTGCCATTGCATTTCGTCTTCACTTTCTTTTCCTTTCTAATCGATGTTCATATTTAACCAAGCCTGGCAGTTACCAAAGAAGTCACAGTCTACTGCGACTGGACAATAATAATCAAAGCGATGGAATCCAATGCCATCTGGTGCGGCCTTGATTTCTTCTCTAGTTGCGTGCCTTAAATATTGTTTAGGAGTGCTGGCAGCAGTGCATCCTTTGTGGTAGCACACATGAACAAACTTATCTTTGTTTTCCGTGACCCTGCCTATTTCTTGCTTGTAGCCTGGGTCATAGATAACCCAGTCGCCGAATTCGAATTGATCGCAACTCATTGTTCTTTCCTCTCTAACAACGATAGGACATAGTATTCTTTGGGGACGGAAAAACCCGAACACCCAAGAAACACAAGGTGATAGAGAGATCCCGTAGAATAGTTAGACAATAGGAGCCCAGGAGGAATTGCAGGTTCCGACAGGTCAAGGTCGGTGTCGAAATTCTTTGATAAATTCTTGAACGAACCCGACCACGCCTGCATCGTACAGAGTCACAACTAGCAGCACTATGCCACAGATTCCTACTGCTATTATCTGTAATAGCTCCAAGGTTTTACCTCCTAAAAATAAGGGAGCCAGCTATGCAGCCAGCTCCCAAGATGTTACTGCTCAGCGGTCCCGTGGTACTGGCTGGGCTTTCCTTCTTCCTGCCTGCGAACAGCTTCTTCACACTGCTCGTGGCAAGCTTTACGATGAGGGCAATTGTCGCAGCTTACGTATCCTGCCACGTAGTCCTCATCATACACATCGAACACTGTAAACATTTTTCTAACCTTTCTAACCAGGGGAGAGCAGCAGGTTGCCACTCTCCCGACTAACTTACGATTACAGCACAGCCTCACAGAAATACTGGAGATGTACCGTGCCATCAGACCAGGTAGTGTTACGCCAACCGACGTTTACCACTTGTCCCACTTCGGGGATAAAGCAGCGACTCTGATGCGGTCTTGTGACGGGCAAGAACTCACATCCCTTCTCAGGATTCCAGAAATGCTGCACCACATTATGGCGTGTCGGGTCGAACTCCTCAGGATTCACGTTCTTGGGCAGTGAATAACCCATATAGACGGCATTGGTGTAGATGGTTTCGCCGCCGGTTGCACGGAACGGGTTGTCAGTGCGATAGGTGTTTGCAGTTTCGGGCAGGTTGAACGTCTTCATTTTGGTTTCCTTTCTAACCGGTCTAACCTACTATTCTTTGGGAAGCATATACACTCCCCAGGGAACATAAGGTGAAATCCCCAACGGCTACGAGCACGTGAACCATTGGGGACAACGACTCACCCGTACTCCCAGGGAACACAAGGTGAACCCAGGGAGATGTGCGAGCGGGAGAGCCTAACGATAAATGTGAGAGCCGCAAGCAGAATATTCTCAGCCTGCGGCTCGGTTACTGTTACCTAAATCTGCTTTGGGTCTAACTCAGCATACATATCGATGCTGAATGTACCATCCTGGTTCACCCAACAGGTGAAATTGATGTACAATTGACCGTTGTCGAGGAGGACTTCATACGCCTCCTCGCCAGGCTCATCATGAGCGTTTTGCCACGCCCAGATGAGATTCCGCTGCAACCATATATCCCAGTATTCAAACTGGGTTGGGTTCCAGATGTCCAGGAAATCATACGCTTCCTGGATCGTCTTAACGTCGATTTCCCACTTGTAGGCATAGTTGCCATTGGAAAGTGTTTCGATGTTCTTCAAATTCTTCTCGGCATTGTTCTTCATCGTTCTAATCCTTCTAACTAGGGGAGAGCAGCAGGTTGCCACTCTCCCAATTGACTTTCTGTGACGATTACCGACGACCAATGCGCCAGCAATCGTTACAAATGATGTTTTGCCCGTCGTGCCAATGGTTATGGTCAACGGTGACTTCGACGGGAATGCCGCAATAGCAGCAATCCCTAAAATCATGGACTGGTACGACGGCAACTGCGATACAATAAATAATCGCAGCTACGATTGCCAGGCCAATCAAGATGTCTCTCATCTCACACCTCCTTTCAGGTCTAGTGTTGTGTTCTTTGGGAAGGACATATTGACCCCCAGGGAACACAAGGTGAAATCTATTAAGGTTACACGCACTGCAAACACTTACTCTTGCAAGCGCATATAACTCTGGGAAACACGAGCAGCAAAAGTTACTCACATTTCCCAAGGCACACAAGGTGTAAAAAAAAGGAGAGCCACCAAACTGGCAGCTCTCCTAAGAGTTAGAACGGGATCTCGTCTTCCGGATATGGAAGAGTTGGTCCTTCGAACTCAATATGTTCTTCGAGGACAAAGTTCCATTCGTAATCGTCTCCAATATTTCTGGCAGTTACAATAAGCTGCCGATTCTGAGGTAAGGGATGCGAAAAGGATTTCGCAGCCCAGCACCAATAATAGGGACGATCAGGATGGTCCTGATCTAGCTCGACATCAAGCCTTTGTACGAGCTGGGCACGGGTTATGCCCAAAATACGTAAGGCTTGCTTCATATGAAGTGTTGTCGAGCGATACCACGAACCAGTATTGTACTGGCTCTGTACTGGTGTAGGAAGTGGATAAGTTTCCCACTCCCACGTATCGTTGCAACCATAGGTATACGCAACGAAACGCTTGTTGCCGAGCTCTCGCTCCAGTTCATACGGATACCAACCAAATTGGAATCCGTTGTCCTCGCCCATCTCGAGATCGAGTTGCTCGGCAGTCAGGTTGAAGAAACGCAGGACAAAGTTGGTGTTGCTGGTAGCCACGATGTGCTCCTTTCAGGTTGTGTTTCGGGAAGCCCTTTACTTCCCAAAGAACACAATGTGAAATGTTGCGCGCTAGGTGAACTTATAGTTCTCATCAATGTTCCAACGCGAGAAGGCGAACTGCGGACAAGCCGGTCCTCCTTTGGGTCGGACGTTCGCCTCTGCACGTTCGCTCTTTCACCCCCGCGTATTAGTTAGAAGCCTATAGTTGACTCGCTCTCCCGCTCGCACGCTTAGTATAGGGGGTTATATATATTAGGATAAATTGGATATTGTGGAATGTGGAAGTTCCCCCGAAAAAAATTTCCCCATTCTCCAGGTTTTCCCAGGAAAACAAGGTAATCTCTCGCACGATATGGCTATCAAAAGAAACAAAGTAAGAAAATTCCCTATAGTCCCACGGGATATAAGGCAAACGTCTCCATGTTCCCCTATCGCCGATCCAGTGTTACAAAGTTCAAAAACGGTGTTACTTAAAAAAATTTCACGCCATATATAACTATAGTGCGCTTTGCGCCATGTCCGCGTAGCGGACGCGCGCTCTGCGCCTTGCTGTTCCCACAGTTTCTACGATGGTGTTCGCCTTTGGTTCCCTATGATGGTGGTGGGCTTGGGGGTCCTATGATGTGGTGTGGCTTGTGTCGCTGTCGAAGCTTTGTCGTACCTTTGTCACAGCTGTTTTCCAAGTCTCCCCCAAGCGGTGCCGACGGAAGCTGCGTCTGAGCGGAGGGGCGAAGCCCCGACCGAAGCGCAGCTCCACTCGGCCCGCCTAACTGTGGAAGCCGATCTAACAAAAGCAATCAATATATATATTTCCTACCCCCAACATCAAAAGAACCAATGTAACCCAATCATCCAGGTTATCATCGGTTCTACTAAGATATATATGTTATCTCTGTTGTCTAAGTGCCCACGATTTTTGGCATGGAACTATTATGGGCGGTCAGGTCAAGATTTTCAATGAATCCACCTGCCTCCCTGACAAGGTGTGATCAGTACCCTGCGTGACCATCATCATCATTCGCGGTCTATGTGCCGTTACGATTTATCACCCGTTTTGCTTGACACGGTAAGGTAAACAGTTCCCGTGCCGATCATCACATCTAGGTCAGGTTCCATTATCGACGTTATGACCGGGTTAAAAGGCTCGAACGTCAAGAGCCGATCAATCCTGAGTTTCTAATCAGCTTCTAACCAATCTAATCAGCTTCTAACCAAAGGTGCTAGAATCATTATAACATAGTCAGAAGAAAGGAGGAAGCTGGAAATGGCATTGGAGTTTGAAGGTTTCGAGGCACCGATCTCAGCCATCGAGGATGTGAAGGCGAACGGTGTGAGGGAAGAAGTCCATGGGTTTACTCAGGATGATCTTGAGAAGATGAGCCGTGAGGATAAGGAGTTCCTGCCCATCGGCCTCACTGATGCAGATGCTTGGGAGAACTACACCGATGATCGTCTCTATGAGATGGACAAGATGGTGAGGTCTTGGTTGAAGAAGACCTGGTATCACAGGACTACCAAGGGGAAGATGAAGACGGCTGTGCCGCCTCTGTTCACGTTCCTCTACGGTCGTCCTCCGGGTCCCGCAGACTCAAGGACCTGCGCTATGATGCACCGCCTGCTTAAGTATTACTGCACAAGGTACACTGGCAAATCGACCATCAACAACCAGGTGTTCTCGCGCGTCTACCATTTCTCGCAATACTCTTGCAAGACGAAGAGGCCGTACTCGCTGAGGCTTCGGATAGAGGAGATGGAAGATGGAAAAGATCCATTCAGACTTGGTCCCGACGATCGCCGCGACAAGCGCAAGAAGCCTAGACGAGCAAATTCTCGAAATGGCAAGAAGCAAAATGGGCCAGGTAGTAAGGATGGCGGACACGGTTCCAAGGGCTGAGTTTCCTACAGGAGCCCGCTGCGCAGCCCAACATCTGGTGTCACGCATGTTCACCGACGCCATCTTCTCGCAGGACATCCGTACAATCGAGGTCATCATCAACCGCATCGATGGAGGCAATCCTAGAGATGATCAGATGTCGAGCTTGCAGACGCTGTTCGGTGACGCCATCAACCGCATCCTTGAGATCGAGGACCCGCGCGAGTTGAAGGTGACTCCTGATGACTCTGTGATGGATGCCCTCTGCAAGAGCCTCTACGATCTGGCAGCACAGGACATCTACCACGAGAAAGATGAGGAAGGCAACATCAAGAAGAAGCGCCCGTCAGCTGAGACGAAGAAGTCTCACGAGGCAGCTCTCCGCATCGTCATCGAGAGGTCCCAGGGTCGAAAGACTACTCCGACCTTGGTCGAGGAATTGCCGGAAATAAAAAAAGCAGATTGGCTTTTGTCGTTGGATTCGTCTTCTAACGTGGTATAATAAAGCCATGGCTTTTGCAGAAGCCAGTTCCTTTCTTTCCGTGTCTTGGGAACAGGGGCAGAAGATTAGCCAAGGCCGAGTCCGACGGGGTTCGGCCTACTGCCTCCAAGAGATACGGAAGACTTAGTGACACGGAGACAATATCATGAGAACAAGAGAATTCAAAGAGTGGCTTTACGAACCGTCGTTCGAGGAGTCGGTGTGCGCAAACCCGTTCCACGACATCGCTAAGAAAGTGTTCGACGGGTATTCTTCTATGGACCCGTTCCAGCCGGATCCCGATGATGTGAGGACGAAGGTATCCCAACTGATCAAGGCCGGGCTCATCATCCTCGAAGGCGATGTGGTCTACGTCAAGGAGCACGACGACCTTCATCCTCTAAACGAGGCCATCGATCTTCTGGCCTACTATCTCCACTCAGACTCAAGAGAAGCCCACAAGGCGGCAGACATCCTTGAGACGAACTTCCAGGGGTATTTCCCTGTAACCCAGCATAAGGTACTGAGAGACGCCGTGTGCGTATCCGACAACGGCATCGATCGTGTTTACGATCTGAAGACGTTGACTCAGGTCGATCCGCAGGGTTTGCTCCCGGAGTTCGGCAAGTCGGAGGTCGTTGAGGACAGGTTCTTTCCTATCGCCAATTACTTCGCTCTCATCAACCAAGCGGTAGGCGAGCCGTGGTTCTTCGAGAAGATGCTCCTCTACCCGTTCACACAGCGCATCCGCGAGAAATCCCACGTTCTCGTCGGAGGCGGCGGTAACGGAAAGTCACTGTTCATGAAGATGGTACAGCGCCTTTACGGACAGAAGGCGTTCACCGATGCGCCTCAGCCGAACTTCTCGGGGCACAGCGCGGGCGTCATCTCCTACAACTTCGTAGGAAAGCGCGTCGTCACCTTCAACGACGTAGGCAATCCGTCTGCCCAGTTCCTCGAATGGATGAAGCGCATGATCACCGGCAACCTTGAAGTGAAGACGCCGACGGGCCAATGGCTCTCGATTCCTTGTCGAGCGAACTTCTTCATGGAGACCAACCACACTCCCGAGATCCTGGACATGGAGGCCCACAGGCGCCGCTTCATCATCAGGGAGTTCGACTCCGACTTCAGGCTCGCCGATTGGATGTCGCCTGAGGAGCTCGACACCATCGGCGACCGAGGCGAGGTCACAGCAGCAGACCTCGTCGTGTATCTCCTTCAAGTGAAGGATCAGATCGATGACTGGACCGAGTTCGGTCCTGAGCCTCCGTCAGAAGGCGATAAGATGGTGGAGCTTGTTAAGAAGCAGATGGGAGAAGACGATGCCTCTTAACCCATACGACACTGGAAAGCCTAAGAGGGAATATGCGAAGCTTAAGCCGAAATGGGTTCCCAAGCATGAGGAACCGAAGATACAGAAGAAGCCGCTACGTCCCATGGTCGATGCTGACTCGGTCAAGCGGGACGTCTGGAAGTGGGAAGCCAAGCTTGCGGACCAGACATCGATAGACGGCTACGTGAAGGGCATCACCATCGCATCGGCTGCGTTCGCAGCAGGACGCGAGCTCATGAGGGTCTACGGTACTGATGACGTAGACGTGTTGACTGTGAGGCACCCAAATGCCGAAGCCTAAGTATCTTCCACCTCCTCCGCTTGAAGTCACCCTATGCCGTGACTGCGAGCACTGTCCTCCTCCGAAATCTGTCGTTAGAGTCAGGGACAAGAAGCGCTACACTACGATATGTTCGCTCCATGGAAACTGGATCGGGCTTGAGAGCGCGACTTGCGAGGATGGGACGAACAAGAAGCGGTTCGGCAAGCAGCCGACTAAGCCGCTAAGATCCGAGACTGGATGGGAGGATTACTGATGGATTCTACCTACCTTAGGCGTTGTTGCGATGTGGTAAGATGCTCTCGATGCGTGTACTACGAAACTGACTTAGGTTGCACGCATCCTGTGGTAAGAGCGCCCAAGAAAACGATTGGGTGCGATCACGGAGAGACATTCGAGATGGTAAGAGAAAGGGAACAGCGTGAAGCAGAAAGAGCAGACTATTCAGATCAGGTACGGTAAGAACGCATTTCCGCCTGAGCGGCACGGAGCATGGATCGACCTAGCGATTCCTGAAGCGGTCCATATGGAGCGAGGCGAGTTCCGCATCCTACCGTTCAACATCTCGATGAAGATGCCTGATGGATATGAAGGCCATATCGTACCGAGGTCCTCAACGTGCAAGAACTGGGGATTACTTATGGCTAACAGCATGGGGATCATCGAGAACGACTACTGCGGTGATGATGACGTCTGGGGCTTCCCTGCTTACGCTACGCGAACCGTCACCATTCCAGAGGGAACGAGGATTGCGCAGTTCCGCATCGAGCGGATCATGGGGCCGATCAAATTCGAGGCCGTGCCAACGCTTGGCTACGAGAATCGAGGCGGCTATGGCAGCACCGGAAAGTAGGAACATATCATGATAAATAAGGGTATGATGTCATCAAATACAGCGGAATGGGCTACTCCTCAATGGCTGTTCGATTTGCTTAATGATGAATTTAATTTTGACTTAGACGTGTGTAGCACGGACGAGAACGCAAAATGCAAAAATCATTACACGGAAGAAGATGATGGATTATCTAAACCGTGGAAGGCAATGTCTGGTGTAATCCTCCTTATGGAAGAGATATTGTTAAATTGGTGAAAAAAGCATCAGAGTCTAATCTATCAGGTGTAACCGTGATGCTGCTTCCAGCAAGAACGGAAACAAGGTGGTTTATAGACTATGTTTACCCATTTGCTACTGAACTCAGATTCATCTATGGTCGATTAAAGTTTAATGATGAAGCTGGTTCTGCTCCATTTCCTAGTGTTGTTGCTATTTATGATAGAAGAGCAAAACCGTGGAAAGCAATATCATTGTAATTAAGGCAAGGATGCAACTATGGAAGAAAACAATTGCCTATATTGTCAGGGCAATGATCTGCTGTTCAAGCGGAACAATGTGAAGGTCTGGGTCGATGGAAACCTCCGGTTGTTCGATCCGAAGAACAAGATCAACACTGACATCGACATCAACTACTGTCCAATGTGCGGAAGAAAGGTTGAGAAATGTACATCTACGGAGTAGACACTAAGGAGCTTATCGACAAAATCGATGACAGGATCGACAACGGCATATCCGTTGATGCGATGACGCTCGGAACTCTGCTCGGGCTAACGATCGACAAATGCTATGACAGCGGTGTCTGGAGATCCTTAAGGCGTCTCATCCAGTATATGGATCATGAATTGCAGAATTCAACTACTGAGAACATTAAGCCAGATGAGAACATTAAGCCAGATGAGAACATTAAGCTGAAGGAAGAGACTAAAGATCATTTCACCTACGATGATATCACGTATCCTATTCACTACGCAGGGAACAACAAGATCACGTGCAAGGATGCCTTAAACTCCATGATGTGCCCGTTAGAAGCGGCCATCACTCCGAAGATCGGGTACTGGCTTGGCTGTGCGTTCAAGTATCTGTGGCGTGCTTTTCTCAAAGGTGATCCCAAGAAAGATTTTCTGAAGTGCAAGCAGTGCATCGATGAAGTGCTGAATCTGATGTAGCTTGCTATAATTGTCTTCAAAGCGAGAAGCGGAGGAGACATCATGCCTATTACAAAGATCAATTCATACGACTCTGACGAGGTGTTTAAGCAGAAGTGCAATGAGAACTTCTCGGACATCAACGCCAGAGTCGTTTCGCGTACTAGTTCTTTAGCTGGCTCTACAGCTGGTTCCACAGGGTTCGGCAGCTTTAACGACGTATATCCTATAGGTTCGGTAATTTGCACTACGAAATGGGCGGAAGACAAAGACAGTCGACTTCAAATTGGCACATGGCGTTATTTAGGATCAAGCATATTTGATGCTAATAACTCGAATGTTTCTTATCCTGTGCAATTTTATGAAAGGACTGCCTAATGGGAACCTTTGGTAGTAGCCTACTCGATAGCCTTTTAAATCCAAGTGCGAGTCTTGCCTTAACGAACAAAAAGCTCTTTGACCAACTCGGTCCCTCCGGTTCTGGTGATTTCTCTGAAGACACTAAATACAGAACGGAACTCCAAAATCAGATAAACAACTCAAATCTTCCTGAAGAAGTCAAGCAAACTGCTAGTGAGTTGCCGTCTAGCTGGAAGATCAACTCGTCTCAAACTGAGAAGAAGAATGGATATAACCCAACAGCAGCTAAAGCACAATGGCAGAAAGATGCTGAGAACTTCATTGGTAACAGAATCGGAGAATGGGTTGACAATGTAACGAATACCTATACTCCAGAGAACATTGCAGAGACCACCTACGATACTTTTAGCCCGTTGGGTAAAGCTATTTGGAGTCCTGTAGATTCTGCTTCGTATGAAGTTAATCCTCTCGATTTTCGTAAAGAACAGCAATCTCAAGATGAGCGGAGAAAAGTAGAGAACCACACTGGTGGATACGAGTATCTGGACGATATCATCGACAATAGTGAAAACGAGGACGAGGATCAAAGTTACAATCAGATGACCAAAGGCGAAGCAGTTGAGAAGATTGCTAGCAAGTTGGTCAACGATCCTATGGCCGAACTATCTGACTATGAGAAGTCCTTGATCTCGAACAATAGTGATAGTTGGAGTGGCAATTGGTCGCTCCCTTATATCATGGCATCTGATAAAGCATACAGAGAGTCAGTCAATAATCGAGCAGATCAGGTTAATGCTTCCGGTAATACTCAGGAGAAGATGAACAAACTTGTTGCTCCTGAGTATGAGTATAACTTAGGACCTATTTCATTAGGGCAGAAAGCCAATGGAGCATCCGGTGCAAACACAAATATGGGATACTATATCGATCCCGATAACCCAACACGTATATATCAAGAATACAATTATCAACCTTACTCCAACACCGATCAGGATATGTGGGCTTATACCTATGGAACTGACGGGACGATGGGTAGGAATACTGTTGGAGAAAACGCGAACACGCTTAACAACTTCTTCAATTCCATTTCGAACTTAAGATACAACGCTGCCAAGGATCGAGCTGATAAGGCAGGCCGCGTTGTCCATCTTGAGGATGGGACCGACGTTCCGATAGAAGAGTTTCGTAACAACGTCTCAACGACGGTTGGATATTATGATCCGAATGTGATCGGAGACAATGCCGAAGCATTAGCCTCGTCGGGAATGCACCCTATAGATACAAGCAAAACTAAGGATATGGATTCTCATTACATGCTCATCCAGGGAAGCGATGGTAATGTTCTTCCTATCAGCGTGATCCAAAATGTCGAAGTAGACCCAAGAACGAACACGTTCACGGTGCGGGGCAAAGGCTTATACAATGGTACGTACAATGCTGATGATTGGACGGAAGATAAAACTTCGTCCTTCGACGGTACGTTGGACCAGGTTTCAGATTATCTAGGTTTGTCGAAAGAACAAGTCGATGACTTCCTTGCACATACTCATCCTTTCTACTATACGAAAAGTATTTCGCCTAACGACCCTGAAGATATCAGGGAGAACTTCTTCGACACCAAGATCGGAGACAGTACAGTAACGGCAGACGATATGATCAACTATTATCAATCGAAGAATATTGGAAGTGATGGAGGTCCACTCAATTTATTTAAGGAGAACTACGATAGCCCATGGGAAGGAATAACCGAAGGAACATGGAACCCTGTGACATTTGCTGGGAACATTGCTCCGTTTATGGCTGATACGGGCTTAGGATCCTGGCAGTATATGGTTCCTGGAGTCAACCGTGTTGCTGCTCCTTTGTGGTCTGGAGCTAGAGCTATCGCCGATATGCAAGGTCTGAGCAGCTCCAGTAGGCAATCTGATGGTTCTTACGAGCGACAGGACTTGACTCCTGACCAAGGTTATTCCAATACTCAGTTGTGGAAAAAAGCATTCGGAGAGTTCGCTGATCCTGCTGCTGAAAAAATCACTGGCATTGGTGGCAAGTGGAAGGGGCTTAACAACTTGGTAAAAAGAGCTCCACGCCCTGTTCAATGGTTGGCAGATACGGCAGGAGAAGGAATTGAGGAAATGGTCGCAAGCCCATTCCAGCAAGCGGGAGAGTCTGTTGATTCCTTCACATCTAGTCCCAATGGATCGAACCAGTGGAAAGAAAAAGTTTGGAATCCTACAGAAAACCGCTATATGTGGAATGATTCTTCAGATGTTGGCGCGAATATCGGAGAGAATCTCTTAGATAACTTTGCAGGTGGCGCTATCTTCTCTGCTCCGTTGAACGGAGTTCGAGTCGCAATGGGCCCGAAGCCTGAGAAGAAACCACCGAAGAGAACGAAGTACAGTGAGAATCAGGATTATAATCTCGATAGCGATTACACCAATTACTATGATCAGTATATAAGGAGTAACAATGGGTAAACTTGTTGGAGGCAAAGGAGTAGTAGGCACCGGAGCTGATGTCAGCGGTGCAGTCTCTGAAGATATTAAAGTTCCTGATATTAAAGTCGGAGCACCAGAAGCAGAGCAAGGTACTGAAGAATCTTCTCCATCAGTTCGCAGACCTACTGAAGTAGTTAATGAAGTCTTCAGCGAACGACCTCAGCAGTCGGGAAGCATCCTCGACAGAGTCGGGAACGTAATCGGAGAAAAGCTCAAGCCGATTGAGGCTCCTAAGTCAACCACGCAAGAGCAAGCAGAAGATACCGCCGATCAGCGCCAGGAAGAAGAGAAGCCTGAAGAGCTTGCTCCTAAGGTGACTGAGGGTGCTCAGGCTGAACAGGCTCAAGGTGGAGCAGGCGAAGCGCAAGACATGCAAAAAGAAGAGAAGCCTCGAACAAATGCCCTGACAACCGAAACTGTTACTCAAGAAGAACAAGAAGATACAGAAGAAACCAAGCAAGACGAAGATACTGTTGGTCAGACGGACGAACCAATCTCTCCTCAAGAGCTCAACAAGGACATGTCGAACAATAAGCGACATCAGGATCTAGCTATGAGCATGGCCGCAAACCAAGCGACTAGCGAATCCAGTGAGACTAAAGAAGCAGAAGAAATACGTGAGCCAGTAAAGCAAACGGTTCCGCAAAGTTCCGTCGTGCCTCGCACGGTCGAGACTGTAATCAAAGATACCGTAGCGAAACAACATTCGGGCAAGAAAGGCGCCGCTGTCACCGGTCAGCTCTCATCCGATCCAATGCTGGGGCTTGACGAGATTTCTATTGGTGATGAGATTCTTGCTCAGGACTGGACTGTGGCAACGTCTCCTCTTCCGGGTATTATCCTGAAAGAAGCTGAGAAGATGCAGCTCTACGTCGATCCGGAGCAAATGGCTACCGATGTCGAATACCGTAAAGACATCATTACTCAGGTTCTTGAGAAGAGCCGATGCGAGTTCTTGGTTACCAAGCATCCTGTTCCGAACGATAACTCTTCCCATATTATGACGATCAGGGTCCACAAGGGCCGAGACGTTCACACCAACCCGATCATTACCAAAGTATTTAACATGGACTTCGATGGAGATACCACTGGCGTTGCTTTTGATATCGGTGCGGTTGAGCGTGGCCGAGCGAGAACAACAGCCGATTACCTTGTCAGTCACGTTGGAGACATCGGTATCGACACTGATGCTTTTGGATACTTCCCATGGGGCGAAAAACAGAAGAAGCTTATCGAAGCAGCTCTTAAGCCTTATGGTTTGACTCCTAAGCTTGTCAACGAGATAAACAAAGCTTGGACGAAGATGGCAACCGCAAAAGACATCGAAGATGAGTTTAAGAAATTTATCAAGGTTGTCGATTCTGTTGCCAGCAGGTTCGTTACCTATACGAACGAAAATGACGAGAAGCTCACTTTGCTCACAAGAGGCCAGCTCCTTTGTGGAATCATCCAGACGCTTCACATTGAGAACAATAAGGTGATGAAGTATTACATCGGTATGAACGCCGATAACGCTAGCGATAAGGCTTTCAGGTCTCTTGGCTATAACAAAGATGCTTATCAGTCGGCTCCTCTCATAGACGATCCGACAATTATTGATGGAAAGGAATGGCCGTTCCGCGGTATGTTGACTGATGGTGAGCTGCCTCATGATTTCGCTGAGCTTGCTGAAGCCTTGCATATTGAATGGAAAAAAGTAAAGGAGGAAGACGGAAAGACCGTCAACCTTTACTTCCGAGTTCCTGCTGGTGTTGCGAAAGAGATCCGTCGTTCTAAAGATATTCAAGTTGGAACATCGCCGACAGGAGACAATGCTGCTATTACTGACGGCACAATCTATGGGCTTCTTTCGGCTGCCATGTCGAACATCTCTGTGACCGAAGACACTATTCTCGAATCAACAACTGAAGCTCGTCAGGCTATAGTTTCTTTAGCGAAAATGCCTAAGAACTTCGACAATCTAGGCGACTTCCTTAAGCATTTTGCTGAGGTGAACAACTTAGTTGCCTATGAGTTTAACGCTGGTTCCACCATTGTTGATGCCCAGTTCAACATCCGTCAGCGAACAAACATGACCATCCGAGAAATTAAATCGAACCCTAAATACTATCTCGATGTTCGTCAGGCATTTCTCCAGTGCTATGGTCAGTTCACTATTCGAACGATCTTCGGCCCTAAAGCTGCAGAGATTCCTGCGTTCGCAGCCTGGCTTGATGTTCCACTGGCCGATTGGGCGAGAGACAACTATGTGGACAGGCTTGAGACCTTCGGCGGAAAAAAGGAAATAGGCGGCCAGAAAACCTGGCAAGAACAACTTGCCGCATTCGCGGCATCGATGCTTGCGCAGAGAAACTCCTCTGCAAGTACCTTCAACAAAGAACTTGAAGCCCTCATGGAATCGATCTCAACGAACATCAAAGGGACGGATACCTACGTAGGCGTATTCGATGCAATGCAAGAAACGATGATGGCGCTGGGAGGCGAAGCTTTCATCAGGCGAGGCTATGGTTCTCCTGAGGCATTTAGAAAGTCGGAGTTCCTGAAGCGACTGCAAAGGACTCGGCGTGATCCTGACAAGATGATAGGCGCGATTTATACAGAGCTTGCAGAGGATATGTTTTCCAATATTCTGACTCGGTACGATACCGTGCTGAAACTTAGGGAACTATGGGTAAAAGAAGAGGATCCCATCAAGAAAATCGCTATTGAGAACAAGATGCGCAAGGCTAGCCTTGATGTGTTTAATGAAGTCCGTGAAGTCGCTAAGACCAATATTCTCTGGAAAAACGTCGCTACAGAATGGTATCTGAGGAAATTCAATGGGAACTATTACCCCAAAGAGAAGCCTGAGAAGTCTTTTTATGAAAAGGTATTGATCCAGGAAAAAGGTCGAAAAGCCAAGGAGATGGCTCTAAAGGATCTGTTCAATATGATGCACGCTTCAGGAGACTCTCCTTCTGTCGTATCTTGGAAGAAGGATAATAGTGAACGAGGAGGACATTGGGAGCCTTCTGAAGCTAAGTCGTGGAATGGTCGCCAAACAGTAAGCCTTCTCGATCAGTTCGGTAATCCGCACACTAATATCACGAACACGTACGTTTTTACTGAGATGATGTTCGGAAAGCTCAATAAGTTCAATGCTGGTGTGAACAGGACTTTTACTGGGAAAAATACTGCACTTGAAAATGTCAGGGCAGCAAAGAGGTTCGCAGACAATCTTAAGCTTCAGAGTTATACGGAAATCAAAGCCAACGTAAACTCTACGCTTAATCAACTTATCACAGAGAATAACAGCAATGAGAACGCGGTTGAAGCGATTATCAAGAACCATATTGAGAGATCCACTCCTGTTCTTGTTGACAAAAGGCTTCTCTTCGGCTGTCTTGAGATGGACCTTGTTTACGGTAACTCCGAGAAAGCAAAAACATCTCGCGCAGCAAACGTAATCTTCCAGGTTGCTAACCTTGTGAAGAACGGCTCTGTTATGTCTGACGCTGAGAGGTTCTTCGATGCGGCTATGGATCAAATGGAAATTAACGATTTCAGTCGCAATGTTACCGTAATCAGGCACCTACTGGCGCACCCGGATCAATCTATCACAGTCTATGATCCAGTTGCTATGACGAAGAAAGTAGTGAACAAGGAAGTGCTCCTCGGTGGTAAATCGTATATCAAAGCACTTCGAGAAAATCCTATGCTTGCTATGATGCTTCGGAACCATTCCGTGAACGTATCTGCCATATCCGATAGCCATGATTCCGTTACCATCAAAGCGTCGAACACGTTGTATGACTCCCTCACTAAAGGCTCGTTTTCCGACAAAGAATTGGATAATGCTATCGTTGAGTTTATCGACAATCCTTATTTTTACGCTTTCGCAAAATGCTTCAACGCAAAGAATCCTGAAACCAAGGTTCGCATGGCTTTGACCGCTATCGCCGACTTCAAGCGCAGCGAATTGAGCATTGAGGAATGGATGGAGAAAACCTTCCCAAAGCCCAAAACCAAGGGTGAGGAAGATATTTACAACGACCTCAAACACGACATTCCAGGCTATGCAGAGCGCCTTAAAGACTGGAACCAGATCGAAGATGGTTGGAACCAGAGCTTTGAATATACAGCTAACTATTATGCCTTGAGAAACCTCTTGTCTACTGCAAAGACACAGACATCTACAGGCGTCAACGGTGCGACGACCTACAGAATCAATGCTCCTCTGACGTTTCTTGCAACCTACACTGCCCCAGCTTGCAATGCTCCAGCTAGACAGATTTCAGCAAAAGACTTCTTTGACGATAACGAGGACACTCGGGATAGTTGGAGAAATTTCATTGGAGCGGTCACAGATACAGGATGGATTATTGATGAGACATCGCTTGAACGAATCAAGAAAGAGTCCAACGGTGAGACAGTCGGTGTGTTCCACCCAGCTGATTGCACCTCTCCCGGTTGCCCATGTCATCACCATTCGATAGCCGACCAGAGTTCCAACAACCAACCGAACATGCAGTCTACGGCTCTTGGCCGTTTGCTCCAGGTATTTCGCGATAAAGGCACTGAAGCTCTTAACCTCAAGATTGCGAAAGTTGGAGATGACAAAAAGGATTCGATTTCCAAATTGAGTCGCTTTAATAGTGATGGTTGGTCCAAGATAGCCGATACGATCAAGGATATGGCTAAGAAAGATCTTCCTGAAGCTCGTATCGAGCTTGCCAACTGGCTTAAGCAAGTGTCGATGGATCTTGGGTACGATATGCTTCGAGACCTTGATTATGTGAATGTCGCTCAAATAATGATCAGACAGCTTCCTGATGGAAACTTCGATGTGCTGAGTATCCAGCAGATATCTCAGTTGCAGAGAAATATCATGTTCAATTATCTCGATACGGTTGACAATAAGAAGAAGATTACAACTAAGGAACTCGGACAAGTTTGCGATGAGGGTCTTGCGAACTTCCAGGGATATGGAGAGCTTGCTACCGAAGAGATTATGCGCAGGCTCAATCCATCTCCTTTGTTCCAGTATGGAGAACGTAATAAAGCTGGTGATGTCCTTACGCGAGTTGAAGAAAAATACGTGAACCAATCTGAGCAGCCTTGGTTGTCTTCTGCTCCTCGCAACAGACAGTTCTTACGTAAGATAATGGGTCATCTTGCTAGCATCAATCAGCCGGTGAACACAGCTGTGACAGATAGCGAACGTCGAACTTCTGGCCTCAAACTGCTCGACAGTATTGATGAGGAGAAATTGTTTACACGCGGATTCTCTAGTTCAATTCGACGTGCAGCGAAAGGCTATGATGGTTACGTTCTGTCGATGACCGTTACAAAAGAAGGCAAATCGTTCATCAACAATCCAGGTGCAGGCCAGCGAGTCCTCGTCGCTATCTCTTCTGATGCTTCCTCTGAGGATATCGAGTATGCAATGGCATGGGCTTGGAACAGAGGAGCTACTGTGGTCTTTGATAGAAAAGATTTTGACCCAGCAAGAATCCTCGCAGGAATGAAATCTCAGAACAATTTGACGAAGTTTGCCATCCAGTCTGCGCACAATGGTGCAATGGGTTACACCGTTTCGTGGGCAGATATCATCATGAACCAACGTATGCCGAATGAGAACGGTACCGTTGCTATCGGAACAAACCTATACAATGATGACCAATTGAGCTTTGTCTCCTATGATCCTCATAACGAACATATGCTTGGCGATGCAGAAGGTCAGGTTTATAAGAGCATGGTCGATAAAACAAGGATTCGAAAAGGCGATACTCAAAGCATCGATGTGTACGATGTGTTCGCCGAATCTTTATCGGATGCTCAATCTCTTCAAACTGCAACCATTTCGTTCCCTACTGCTGATGAGATCCTCAACCTCTTCGTCGAGAACGAAGGGAAAAAATGCGTGCTCGACCCTGGTGCAAACAAGACTCAGAAGATCGAAGAACAATTGGCCCAATATCTTGATAGATTCCTCAAGAGTCACGATGACAACGGCTTCCTTACGGAAACCTCTGTTTCGGTAGGTGACATCGTCGGCCTCTGCAAGCTTAACCGAAACGGAGAAGTTGTTTGGGGAGTCATCAGAGCTTTTGATCTTATCGGAGGAAAATCCGGTCCTGCGTTCATGAACGTCACGAACATCAGGCTTAACAATGCAACTCAGTCGATCGACTTCGATTGGAACATCGATGTGGGGCTGCTGGATGAGAACGGCAATGTCAGGTCTGCAAAGGTTTTCGAGGGAATCAACGCCTTCAACAAGTACATCCTGAGAAGTAAGCTCCCTGAACATGGAGAATATCGAGAGCTTGAAGACGGTACTCCTCTCGATATGACGGTTGCTGAGTATTCAGTAGGCTCTCGACTTACAAGCGAACAGAGGGTTAAAGAGAAGCTCAACACTCTGACTGTTCTTTCGCAAAGGAAGAACCATGGATACAACATTGCTGATATGGAAGGATTCATGCCTGGTCTCGATGAGCTCAAGATGATGATCGCCTCTGGACAGATCGATCTCAACGGATGGAGCGCTCTCCTCTATGACGAGAATGGGAATCCTAGTAACCTTCAGATCATGCCTGAAACATACGACGCTAAAGTGAACGCTATGATTTGCAATACCTTGAGGAACTTCCTTGATGCAAGGGTCAATCCTAGCCTGTTCCTATGCTCGTACTTCAAAACTCCTGAAGGCAATCTCAGGCACCACATCATGCCACCAAGATGGTCTGATCTATATGATAACGGGCCTCAGGCCACTGATGCTCTTATGCAGTTCTTCCATGCGGCAGTTCCCAATATCTGCCCAGATGGACTTCATGGCGACCCTGCTGGATGCCTGATGAACAACCAGTTACAACTGTATGTTCCGTTCTACGGGTATGATGCCGAAGGTCAGGTTGTTAAGAAAGGATTCTGGTCTGACGTAGTTGTGTCTCAGGTATTCTTCGACGAGCATGTTGATGTGCTTCGCAGGCCGTCTGTCAAGTCAAACGCGAACTCCATATTGACTGCTGTATCCCGTAGGTCGATGGGTCAACCTATTGCCAAGAACCAGATTCTCGATCTAGTCGATTATGCTACAGCTAAATTTGCTCCAGGAGAGATCCCTAACAGCATCTCGACAGGTGATCCCGAAGCCAATGAAGACAATCTCCCAGAGCATATCGATGAGCAAAATACCGCAACGGGTAAAACTTCTGAAGTCCAACAGAATCAGGAAGAGACCGTGGACTCCGAATTGAAAGCCAAAGCTGATACGGTAAAATCTAAAACAAAATGGACGTTCGGAGCAGTTGGCTAGAAAGGCGCCGTGATACGATGATTGGATCTAATAACAGTAATAAAGGTGGAACTGGAAGCAATGTTGAGGGAGCCGTAGATACAGGAGCTCCTAAAGTTGATATCTCCGCTGGCGTTACCACCGGTGCCGACGCATCTGTTGAATCCAGCGACACTGACTCCAGTGGAGGTTCTACTGGAGGTAAAGCTGCCGCTGCCGCCACCCCTGAAGCAGCACCTGTTGAACATGCGTTGCCGAAAATAGTTAATGACCAAGCGAGATTGCTTGCTAAGGTGAGAGCAGCGCAATCGGGGAATAGCCCCTCCTTTGGTAAGCAAACTAGCGAAACGTATAATGAGCAGATGGCTCGGCTTGCTAAAATGCAAGGAATAACTCCTGCCAGTGAGCTGAACGCTGCCGTAACGGGAACGACTGAAGCAAAGTCGGCTGGAGGTCAGGCAAGCGTTGAGGTTCCCGTTCCGCAGGTGTCAACTGACAATGAGCTCGAATCTGCCGAAAGCACTGATGCAAAGCCTGTAAAACCGAGCAAGCCGGTTGAGCAGACCGTCGCAGCAAGTCAACCTGTAGAGAAAGCTGATGAATCCTCAACTAAGAAACCTAGCAAGCCTGCTAAGAAAAAGAAACCCAGGAAGAATAAGAAGGCTGAGAATCTTAAAAAGAATATCTCAGAAGCTCTTCCTGGAAGCACGTTCGAAGAGTATCAGACCAAGAAACCTACAGACAGGCCATCGCAGGTTATCGACACTCTACTTGGAGACTCGCAACCAAAGCAGCAGCAACAGCAGAATCAGCAACAGCATACCCAATCCGCTCCAGAGACTACAGCTGCAAAGCTTGACGCCGAACGAAGTGCTCGAATCAATACGATAACTATGCAGCCTTTGGCTAAAAAGAAGCTTGAAGAGATTCGACAATACGGCCTCAAGCATGGAAGAAAGCTCGATACTCTTGAAGACGCTTTTGAATACATGATGGTCGAATATCGGAAGGATCTTGAAAAAGATGGCTTGGATCCAGAAGAGTCTAATCGTCATCTTCTAACTGATATTGTCCATGGTGGAATGACTCATTCGCAAGATATTCGAGCAGAGCTTACTGATCTTCAGTTAAGTGAACTTGGGCAAATTAAGGAGAAATATCTCAACAGGATGGCGAGTAAACCTCTTGAGGATATCGGCCCGAAAGAAGAGGACGGTGCTAACATCATCAATGAAGCTTGGGTTAAAAGACAAGATTCCAAAGCTTCATCTGGAATAAAAGATGTTCCTTCTGAAAAAGGTTCTCAAGTCAGAACTGAAGAAGAGATTTACACGACAACGGACAAGAAGCGCCGTCATAGGTTGGAGTCTATAGCGAGGATCCAAAGAGAGTATTCTTCTGGAGAACTTAACGTCATTATGTCAGAAGAACAACAACAAGCCTTCTACAATTACTATTACGTTCCGTTCTGTGAAAAGCTCGGCCTTGATCCTCTTACTTCTTGGTCGTTCATGAACAGAATGGTCCGACGCTACTATGGTATGACTCTTGATAGAAACAGCGAGATGTTCCGTGAGAAGGAAGAAGAGGCCGGGCTTACGTTCGATGAGATGACTTCTGCTCTTGTGGGAATGTTCGACAATGCGGACAATGCAGGCCATCCTTTCGCTTTCACTAACCCGAACGCATACCTCCATGGAACCAGAGTGTTTCCGATAAGCCATTCCCTTACTGCTGAGGAAGCGAAAATCTGGGCTGACTACATGGGTATCAAGCCATCTCAGCTTGAGCAAAAAGGCATCAATGAATGGATTGACAAGATTCAACCTTGGATCGATGACGCACGAGGATTCTGTACTCCTGCACAACGTGAGGTGATTTACGACTTCTCAGATGCTATGGAAGAAGTCGCCTTCATGGAAGCAAAGGGTCCTAACGGTGCAACGGTTTCCGATTGCCCTTATAAATACTCAAACAGAATAAACGGAACCCACGTTCGTCTCTCTGACTACACTGCATCTCCAGCTGTCAAGGAAGCTATGGAAGATGTTGCCGAATCAGATCCGGAAGTGTTTGATCGGCAGCAACACATCCAAGAGAACCTGCGCCAAGCATCTAGACGAAACTCAGAACGTCGAAAAAAGGCTGACAAGTTTCGTAAGACAAATGCACCTCGGCGCAGGAAGGACGATGGAACGACTGAGACGATCAATCCTGTGTCTGGAGAAATCGTTCAAAGAGACGGAATCGTCGGGATGCTTTTCCGAGCTTACGTGACGGTCGATTCACTGACCTCCGTCTTCCTGAACATTCCTATCGCCTTTGGCTCTGGTGCTACTCGTGCTATCGGATTGACTAATACAAAAGCCTATACCTTAGTCAATAAAGCAACCGGACACGTTCGCATGACTCCTGTTATGCGTCAGGTCTGCTCAGATGAAAGAATTAAAAACGGATTCGCCCATGCAACCATTCTTGCCTCAACGGGCATGGATTCCCTTTCTGGTTACCTATACGAAAACCAAAGACTTGATGAACGGTCTAATTTCCAGAAGATCGATGAGCTTGATGCTTCAAAAGCTAAGAAAGTTGTCAAGAAGGCTATCACAGCCAATGGCGAAATCATGTATATGCAATCTGTCGGACGAGGTATAGATGTTGCTAACTTCTTCGACAATTTCTTCGCTGAGCGTGCAAGGGCTGGTTTCAACGACGATATGAAGCAGCTTGAGAGGCAGATGGTCGAGGATCCTGTAGGATTCCTCTCTGAAGCGCTGACGACGCCAGAGGGTCGCAAAGCCTTTATCGCAGTCTCCGACTCCTCCATGGGAGCCATCAACCCGACAACAGTATGGCTAAACCGAATGAGGGAAGACCATCCTGTTTTATTCATGCCTGTCTGGCTCCTCGCAAAGTTCCCAGCGTTCGCTTGGAACGCCGTAGGTAAAATCGCACCTCTTTCCCATACGCTCACGTTCCTCGCAAACCGAGGATACTATGCAGCTAAGGGTGCAGCAGGCGGAGACACATCTGGATTGCAGAACCTCATTGGAGGCGAGGATTCATTAGGGGATGGTATCTTAAAGAACCTTTGCCTTGATGCAGCGCAGCTAATGACTAATGCAGCTATGTTCGGCGTATCGTTTGGCGTTATCATGGCTCTTGGTGGAGTGACTCCGCCTGACAAGGATAAGAACATCTTCGACTGGACCGAATGGAAGGTTATGGGGAAACCGATTCTTGAGATCAACTGGATGTTCTCCGATACGTTCATGATGTTCGGCGGTCCGCTTGCTGTATCTGTTGCAGCTTCCTTCACTGATGAAGGTAAAGATATTTGGTTCGAGATGTTCCTTGATGGCGCTGGCAGAACCCTGTCGCAATGCGGTTTCTTGGGTCTTGGAGTTGTCAATACTGCTCTCGATATGATCGACTTCTTCTCTTATGAATCGAACATCAAAGAATGGGAAGCAAGCGGCCTTGATTCAAACAATCCTATTTCCCGCTGGGACTACTATGGAACACTGTTCACAATCAACATTGCTGAGAAGCTTACGGCTCCGCTTGAGTGGACTGCTCTCAATAATCTTCTTCTGGACAACTTGCTCATACGCCGTTCAAGATCTTCAATCCGTATACGGATGATCCCGATGATCTTATCTCGGCAAGCTGGGAAGACGCCATGTGGCGAATGCACGCTCAGTATAAGAGGACTCTTAGCGCTGTTCTTGACATATCGGCAAACTTCAACCCTCTCGCTGTATATGGACAGAACACTGACATTCGAACCACAGGTTACTTCATGACCGAACAGCCGAACTCCTTCACTTACGATGAATCTCAGATGGCTTGCTTCAAATACTTAAGTATCGATGAGAACGCCAGCGACGAGGAAAAGATGGCTAACGGGCAGAAGGTGTTTGAGCTGATGGGTAAGTTCGGGTTTGATGCTCAGCTTATGGCAGCTAATGGCGTGGTCATCCCGAGTGCGGCGAGAACGAACTGCGAAAACTACATTCAAAGCTTGATCGATCAAACATCCGATGATTTCAACACGATGAAAGCAGAAGGTAAGTTCTCTTCGTATGCAGAACGCGACGCAGCTTGGCAAGATATGTCCGACAAGAAGAAACTGCTTTATGGATATAAGGACATCCTGTTCGATAAGAGCATTGGGACGTTCCCGGATAAGTATCAAACCCTTCAATCGACATACCATAGAGTGTCCTATGTTGAGGACGAAGCAGGAAACCAAAAGCCTATCTCAAATACTCGAAGAGTTCTTGCTCAGATTTCGGACGCTATTCTTGGAACTGATTCCCATGTTGGGTCTGAGACTTTCGCCACAGGTCGTATTCCTTCTTCCATTTCTCCGTTGCTCGATGTCTACGAGCCTGATAGGACAGATGGCAAGGGGTGGAATTATGAGGAAACTCCAACTTACTACGACAAGGATCTAACAAATACTGACCTTATGAAAAATGCTTTTGGGTACGAAGGAGAGATGCCTGAAGGACATGCTCCAACAGTCGGACGTCGAGCTGCTAAAGTTATCAAGGCTGACTTCGATTGGGATCGAGACAGTAAAGATTCTGAGCCTAGCAAAGACAAGGCTAAGACTGAGACAACGACAAGCACAAGCGGTAAGGTTAGTTCCTACAAGGTTAGTTCCTATAAATCTCGTGGTGGCCGATCTTATGGAAGCAAGATTTCTATCTACTCACATCCGGCTTCTAGCCTCAGCACTGATCGACCTGCTACTATGTACAGCAAGAATAGAAACTACACTAGGTACGATTACCTGCGTCCCGACTTCGAGACCAAGGGTAGCCGCGATGCTTACAAGAGATCGGATATCTAATGGACAAAGAGCTTAAGTGGAACATCGATGTTGAGAAAATCAAAGACAAGAGGCTTTCAAAAGTAAAGGCTCGATATGACCAAGCTCGCTCGCAGATGATGCAGCGCACGTACCATCATGAGCTTTACGGTCTGCTTGCCAAGAACAAGTCCATCCACCAGTGGTCTACGAAGAAGGGCCAGAGCAAATACTTCAGCGAAGGGTCTACCCAGTACATCCTCCGCAAGGTGCTTGCTGATACCATTCAGCGTATGCCCGACGGAGAGCTAACCACGCAGTACGACAAGTCTACGTGGCAGCATGTGATCACCCAGTATCTATTTGAAAACAAGGTGATGTGGTCGGAGTACGAGGGAATCGACATGCTCTCCAACTTCACCAATACCTTCAAGATGTCGTTCGTCTACGCTTTCGCTCCTGTGCGGACTGGCTTCGAGAGGGATGTCGATGGGGACATCCGAATCTCCTACAATCTGGAGAACTGGGCGGACGTCTTTGTTGACCGCGATTGTCGAGACATCCGCCGACCAGCTGTCGTCTACCATCGCAGCTACCTCTCGAAAGACCAGGTGGAGGAACTTCTCAATGAGGACGGCTCGGTTAAAGACTCGTCTTATTGCGAAGATACCATCAAGTACATCCTTGATCACGATATGTTCGGTGCTAAACAATGGGAGTCTGAGAAGCTTTCCGATAAGATGAAGAACTCCACGGCGCTTCAGTCGATCGAGCTTGTTACAGAGTATAAGCGCGGAGCTTCTGAGTTCGTCACATTCGTTCCCGGACTCAATGCTCCGCTTCGCAAGGTGAAGAACTACGACCCTCGCAAGGGTCTACCGTGGAACTTCTTCGTCCTGGAGCCTGACCCCGACTTCCCGCTTGGAGTCAGCCAGGTTGAGTTCCTTCTGTCCGACCAGCAGTTCAACGACCTGTTTCAGACCAGCGCCTATAAGAACCTGCTCCTTGCAATGGAGCCGCCTATCATGGTGTCCGGTTGGGAAACCAATCCGTCGTCCTATGTGTTCGAGCCTCGTCGAATCTGGAACCTTGGCAACAATCCGAACCAGGTGAAGGTAGATCCGGTCAAGATCGACAACACGGTTCTAAACAACTGGACGACTACACGAGAAGCAGTAGCCTCATCGATGCTCCGCAATCTGAACGTCATGGACGGCACCATCGCTAAGGACTCCGGTACATCGTTCTCCAAGACGGCTCCTGGCGTGAAGGCTCAGCAGGAGGCTAAGACCATCAACATCAACCAATATCAGAAGAGGCTTGAGAACTTCATCTCACAATGGGCGACCCAAGCTCTTCAGATGTACATCTCTGCAATGGGTGGCGAGCATGACATCACTGTCGATGAGGCAACAAGGCGTCGTCTTTTCGATATCGGATGCGACGATATGATCACCATCGATGGCAAGGTTACCGTTGATTTCGATGAGCTGTCAGCCAATCAGCTTCGCTACCAGGTTCGCGTAGGCTCTCTGGTTCAGCTCAAGGAAGACCAGGAGCGTGCAGCACTTTCAGAAGTAGCGCAGCCGTTCGTCCAGAACCTCAATGGATGGTCTGAGGAGAATCGCAAAGTTATCGAGAACGAGGTTCTGCTCCCGATTGCTAAGCGCCTGCTCGAACTGTCCAACGTCGATATCGCTCAGACGATGGCAGATAGCCTGTCCACGCAGATCGCAAAAACGATGATGGCCGACATGCAGAATCAGATCGACCAGCAGGGTGCCGTGCAGCAGCAGCAAGGTCAGCAGATCGCAGACATCCAGAACCAAATGCAGGAGCAACCCGGGGCCATGCCCCAGGAGCCCATACCCGAGGGATCTCCTTCGGGATTACCACCGGTCGAGGGCGAGGCTCTATCGCCAGGTGCCGAACCCTCACCGACAAATTCAAGTGAAACCCCAGGTCAACAAGTAGTTTCTCCTGAGGATTTGCTTGAATTGTAGCGTGAGTGAGATAATATCCTAAAACCTGGCGACAGAGCACAATAGGCTAATAGAAAGGAAACCAACATGGGAGCACAGCCTATCTCGCCGCAGATCTGGAACAAAGCGGCACTTACCGACAACCGTCTCCTTCCGGCGCGGTATTCCATCGGTATCTTTACTGGCAAGGGCGTTAATATCGCCAACAACGAAGATGCGTATGCCTACGATGACATCCTCGTATCCGACCGAATCTTCGACTACGATGACCGTCGTCTTAACGGTCTGACCGGCCCCGGCTCCACCGAGGTCACTGGTCGCGACGGCTGGGGAGCATCTGCTTACGGCCCGTTCCAGACGGTCCGCTTCACCCGTCGAGTCTTCACCAGCGGTCAGCATAAGTCGATCGCATGGCGAATCTTCGACGAGAAGCAGTATTCCGGCGGCATCGGCGAGTGGGGTAACGCCACCACTTCCAACGCTTACACTGGCGGCGAGGCGTACCTCTCCACTGCTGAGACGATCAACAAGGCGAAGGCCATCTGGGATAAGGAAATCCTCGGTCCGCATATCGACAAGTACAACTTCTTCGCGATCGCCAACGGCCATATCTCCGGCCGCTTCGTGCAGACCCATGCGAACGAAGGCCGCATGTTCGATGGCGAAGGCCAGTGGATCGCATCTCCTGGTCCTTACGAGGGTCTGTCCTATCCGCCCGAGTTCGCGCCTATCAAGGCGATCGAATGGGATAGCGCCAACGTCCGTCCGATGCTGAACGCCATCGACGTGGCATGGACCAACCTGTTCATCCCCGAGGACAACCGCGTCATCCTCCTCGACAAGGCGTACAAGGACGACCTGCTCTCCAACCTCATCGGTATGCCCGGCTCCGTGCCTGCTACCGAGAAGGCTTATGATGCACTCGTCGAAGGCCGCTTCGAGCGTTTCTACGGTTGGGACTTCGACTTCTCCATCCCGTCCCAGTATTACCCGAAGGTCTACCTCGATGCGAACAACAACGTCGTCCACAGTGCAGACGGCAACGCTGCGTTCGATATGGTCATGAACTCCATCAAGGCTGAGGATGGCGTGCTGAAGCTCCAGAACGAACTTGGCGCTGCTTCCCGAGTCCGTGCTACGAACTACTTCGGTACCTACTTCGATCCTGAGACCAAGCAGTTCAAGAACGAGGTAACCAACTATACGCTGTCCATGCCGTCTGGTGAGCCGTACTACGGCGATGCTGAGCGCTACGATAACGCGACCCTGACGAACGACTGGAAGGTTCAGAATATCACTGATTTCCCGTGGCAGGGCTTCCCCGGTCAGGGTATTAAGAACCCGACCGGCCCGGTCAAGCCTATCACCCGTCGTCAGGTCATCGGCATGGCGGTTTATCGTCCTGCTGCCCAGCTTGGCGAGGAGTACGGCAACATGGAGACGGAGCGCGGCGGTACTCGCGGTAAGTTCACCGAGCTCGTGTTCGATATGAAGCACGACGCCTGGGTCATCCCGCAGTATTCCCATGGCATCCTGCTTATCGTCGATGCTGAGGAGAACTCCAACAAGCCCGCTATCAACGTCCGAGTTGTTCCGCCCGAGGACGCCAAGCCGCCGAAGGTGACTGGCTTCACCGTTTCCCCGAAGACCGTTTCCCTGCGCGTGGGCCAGGAGGCCAATCCGCAGGTTACTGTGACCGGCGAAGGTCTGTACGACAAGTCCTGGACTGCGTACAGCTCCGATGCAACCGTGGCTGAAGTCAAGCCTGACGGCAAGATCACCGCGATTAAGAAGGGCACCGCGACGATCACCTATCGTTCCACCGGCGACCCGACGCTGACCG